GTCGTGGACTTTGTTACCGGCTATGCCGCGACCGCCGCGAACTCGAAGTACAAGTGCCACTACGTGCGTGCCGCATCGGGCGCACCGGCTACCGGTCTGATCAAGATCGATGACATGATTCAGGCGACGCCAGCAGAGATCGCGAACGCAACGGATCTCAGCGGACAGACGTTCTACTTCGAAGTCACGGGTCGCTAGTCGTGGGCTCCTTCGCAGCGCCGACCGTCCTTGGGACGAGTCGCGTCGACAAGCTCAAGATGATCACGTTCACCGTCGTTGGAAGCGCCTCCTACGCGACCAGCGGCGACACGCTCGATCTCTCTGCGCACTTCCCGGTGCGCACGGACCTCGTGATCCTTCGCGGTGTGCCGACTGGCGGCGCTGCGAACTCCAAGTATCGCGGCACATACGTTCGCGCTGCTGCTGGCGCGTCCGCAACAGGCCTCGTCAAGTTCGACGATCTTATTCAGGCGACGCCTGCCGAACTCGCAAACGCCACCGATCTTTCGGCCGTCACGTTCATTGGCGTGGCCTACGGCGAATAGCCGTCTCGCCTCACAGAAAGCAAAGCATGGAACCGAAGCGCATCGAGTGGCTCGCGGACTGGGATCGACACGTCGACCCCGCACGACAACGCGACTACGTACTCCAAGAGTTGGAGCGCCTCCGCGCTTCGGGCGCGCCGTTGCTGCTGACGGCGCTCACGGCGCCGTTTGTTGAGCAGCAGGATCTCGCCGTCAGCGTCTTACGGCGCGACATGGGCGTCTCGAGCGTCATGCTCCGACTCACGTCCGACGCGGTCGTGCGCGACATAGATCCATGCGGAAGGCCGATGCCGAAGGACCTTGCCGGCAGAGTCTTCCGCGTGGGCCTCGGGCCGCGCGGCGGTGCGAAAGAGGGACAGCCACCTCCGTCGGAGATCGAAGCAGTTCGGTATTCAGGACCCGCGCGCGATGCGCTGTACCGCGCTGGCAAGATACAGCACACGCTTGATATCACGCGCGAGCCACAGCATGTCGCAATCGAAGACGCGATCCCGCTACTTCGTAAGTGGGGCCTGGGCGTCAGTGCGGAGCGATGGCGTCGTCGAGGCCGAGAAGTCGGCGCCGAAGTGCGTGGTGTCAAGCTCGAGCGAGATGGCCGCGTGGATCTTTGGCCCATTGAAGAGGTCACGCAAGCGATGCTCGACGAAGAGCGCACACGCCCCGCGGCGAAGTCCACAAAGGCTGCCTAACACGCAATGCGCTTTGTCGAACGCAGCACCCTGACAACCGTCGCGCTCGAGCTTGAGCAGCGCGCAGACGCCACGCCCACGTTCGCTGTGCGTGCTCCTACGGGCGGTCTCACGCTGTCCGCGACGGCCGTCACGCTCGACACGGTGAACACCACGCTCAGCGGTGCGGCCGCAGCCGGTGCGTCGACCGTGACGGTCACGAGCGCCACGGGCATTGTGCGCGGGCGTAAGTACCTGCTCACGGGCGCGGCTGCAGTCGGCGGCGAGTTCGTCACAGTGAAGTCGATCGCGAGCACTACGATCACGCTGGTGCGTCCGCTGATGCTCGCACACGCGAGCGGCGCGACGTTCGCATCGACGCGCTTCACATGCGCGATCACCGCTGCCGCGGTCGGCAGCATCGGCCGCGGCTACCGCATCGAGGTCACCTACCTCGTGGGCACCGCGTATCAGCAAATCGCGGTGTTCCCGTTCGACGTGGTGCGCACTGCGCCCGTCACCTACCTGCGCGCGGACGATGTCGCGGACCTTGACGCGATCTTCGCCAAGCGCCTTGCAGCAGGCGTGTGGTTCCCCGCGCTGGCTGACCGCGCATGGGACATGATCTGCGCGCGCATCGCCGTGAAGATGTCGCCAGGCGCCGTGCTCGGCTCGCGCGACCTCACGATCCCGCACAGCTACCTCGTGCGTGCGCTGTGCCTCGAGAACGCGGGCAGCGAGTTCGACGACATGCGCAAGGCGCTCGCGGAGCGCTTCCAGCAAGAACTCGACGCGCACCTCGCGGCGGGCCCGATCGACGACGACCAGGATGGCAACGTCGAAGCCAACGAGGGGTGGAAGCCCCGCACGATCACCGTGCAACGAGGATGACCTTTGGCCAGCTTTGAGACCACGCTCCGCCAACGCCTCGAGGATCTGATCCTCGGCACCGTGGGCACCACGCGCACGGTCACGCCAGGCCGCTTCGCGCTCCACGCGCTGGGCGGCACGCTGGAAGACCAGCCCGATGACAGCGCGGAGCGAAAGCTCGAAGTCGTGCTGCGTCGCGCGACCGGTGGTCAGATCTACAACCCAATCGATGGCTTCCAGCTCACGCCGTACGACGTCACGTTCCGCCTCACGTACACGCTGACCAACGCCGGCGGTAATCTCGTGGAGTCGAGCGCAGAGCAAGGCGGCCCTGGCACTGTAGACGCGATCCGCGACCGCGCCGAGTCAGACCGCGTGGAGATTGCTCGCGTCGTGTCGTGGCATGAGAACACGTCGGGCGTCGCGCTGACCGGTTGCACGATGATCGGTGCGTACGAGAACCTCGAGACGTCACCGTCAGGCGTGTTCAGCGGCGGCAAGTACATCTACGAATTCTTCTACCGCATGATGGCGAACGTCACGATGGGATCGTCTGCGGTGACGTCGTGATGCGCACGCTCGCTGAACTCGAGAAGCGACTCGCCACGCTCGAGGAGAACCGCGGCTACTTTCGCAAAGCCGTGCGCTTCTTCCAGCGTTTGGACTGGCTCCTGCCTGAGAGCGTTCGTTTCCACGTGATGATCCGCTGTGCCGAGATCCTCGACGAGATGGACGACAACGAAGCATCGCTCCGTCGTGAGATCGGCGAGTGCTTCCGCGTTCGCGCGATGCACGCGAACTAGCGCCACTGTGATCACCCGCGACGGCATGCGTCGCATGTTCCTCGCCAAGCTTTGGCGCCTCTGCATCGCGCACGCCGCGACGCTCGCGCCGAACTGACTTTCGCCTTCTCTCACACCACGCACGCGTGCGGCTGATGCCGCGAACGCGATCGGGAGCGCACGCCTATGGCCGCATCGGACTTCTTCGCTAAGCAAGGCTGGACCGGCGTTTCGCTGGATTCGACCTTCGGCACCACCGGCACGATTCAGCACGCTGCCGTTGACCCTAACGCATCGTCGATCACACCAGCGCGCGCGGTGATCCCGATCAAGGATGAGCGCACCCGGCCGTGGTACGCCGTCGCGCCGATCCTCGGGCCAAAGAGCGCCACGGCGAAGGTCGCGATCCATATGCGGCCGCCAACGGCGCGGCTCGCCAACGGCGTCGTCGGCACCGACAACTACTTGAGCGTGATGCTCAAGGCCATCATGGGCGGAGAATCCCGTGGCGAGGGAAGTATCGTTGCGACGGGGACGAGCGCCACGGTGTTTGTCGTCGACGCAGGCGACGGTCCGCAATTCACAGCCGGCGCTTGGGTAGCGGTTGATATCGGCGGGACGCTCGAAGCACGACGCGTGACATCGGTGGCGACCGACACGGTCACGGTGCGCCCGGCGTTCAGTGCTGCGCCAAGCATCGGCGCGGTCGTCATCAACTCGAGCACGTTCTACCTCACCTCGACGAACACGCAGAGCGTCACGCTCCAGCACGCGAAGGCGAACGACACGAACTTCTCTTGGACCGCTGTCGGCGGCACTGGGAACGTCTCGTTCGGATTCGACACGAACAAGCTCGTGCAAGCGGTATTCGATCTGAAGTTCCCACGCTGGACGTTTGGCGCCATCGCTGCTCAGTCGCCAGCGATCACCGTCGCAGAGTTCAGCGAGACGCTCGCGTCGCACATGCTCGCGAACCAGGCGTACACGTACCTGTTCCCAGCGTCTGTGACGACGGTACCGACGCACTACCCGTTCGAGCAGGGCGGCGTGGAGTACTCGGTCGCGTGCGGCAACGAGCATATTATGGAGATGGGCGGGCAGCTCGAGAACGCCGTCGGCGTCGTGCGCATGCCCGATCGCGACGCACACCGCATCAAGACGAAGGTGCGAGCGGACTCGCAGTGGGAAGCGGTGTTCACCGCAGGGACGCTGTACAGCATCATGACGATTATCCCCACCGGCAGCGGCACGACGAAGCGCTTCGTCGTGTTCGACGCGCCGTCGTGCGTGCTTGTGGAGCAGCCTACGTACGAGGGCGATCGCCTCACGACAAACCTCGTCTGGCAGCCTATCGAAGACACGATCACCGCAGGCAGCACCCAGACCGCTAGCTCGCCCGTCAAAGTCGCCGTTATCTGAATCGCAACCGAGCCGCACGACGCGCACGCGTTCGCAAGCGGCCGAGAAAGATCGAACACCGCATGGATCCGATGGTGCCTATCGCAGTCGTCTGCGTTGATGACGAATGCCGTGACCCCGCGCTCAAGCTCACTGCGCGCCAGCTTGCGGACTACCGCAAGAGCTACGCGCCCGAGATCATCAAGGCCGACGGCGTGATCCAGCCTGGCCGCATGCCGCGCTGGTTCACGTTACAGCACATCAACGGCTCGTTCATCGTGGGCGTGCTGGGCCGCTTCGACGGCGACGCGCGTGCAATGCAGGCGTTCGTCGCCTCGTGCCACGAGATCAAGCTGCCCAACGGCGCGATCATGAAGCCGCTCGCGAGTCAGATCGTAGACAGCGCGTTCGATACCGCCGTCGCAGATTTCGCGTGGTGGAACCAATGCGTAAACAAACTCGGCGCAAAAGTGTGCCTCGCAATCGGTCGCGTCGCGGCTGATCTCGCGGCGCTCCCCGAAGACGAGCGCGGCGTTTTTCTCTCTGCGGATGGACCGGCTCCGACGCCTTAACCGAGGCGATGGATCCGCTCCCCTGCGGCTGCGACAAGCTGCAGGAAGCAAAGAAGATCGACGGCGCGAACCGCGAGATTCACGTCACAGCTGGTCGCGAGTGGCAGCGCGAATGGCGCTGCCCTATCGCCGGCGGTCGAGGCTTTCCGCGGGATACCAGCGACCTCTCGCCGCGCGGCAAGCGCGCACTCGAACTCGTGGAGCAGCTCACCGGCACCGGCAAGCTGACCACGTGCCCATGCGCGTACACGCGGCGCGTCGACATCTTCACGGCCTTCAAGTGGCGCGAGCGCCGCGAGAAGCACTGGCTCCAGGCCACTGCACCGCGCGCGCTCCCGGCTCTCCTGATCGCGCAGGTCGAAGCCATCGATAGCGGATGCGCTCGACGGCAATCGCACGAACTCGAGCGCATGCGCGCAGAGGCGAAGAAGCACACCAATGGCAGCTAACCTAAATCTCAACGTCTCGCTAAACAGCTCGCAAGCCACAGGTGCGCTCGCTCAGCTCAAGGGCGGGATCGCCGACGTTTCGAAGAGCGCGCAGGCCATGGCTCGCGACGCCGAGAAAGCGACCGAGATCTTTCGCAAGGGCATCGGCGGCGGCGAGCTTGCAGAGAAGGCGAAGGACATCGCCAAGGGCTTCGAGATCTGGGGCGACAAGGCGAACTCGACGAAGGATCGCATGGGCGCGCTCGCGGGCGCGATCGGCATCGGAGCGAGACTCGCTAGTGGGTACGCGCAAACCGCGATGCAGGTTGCTGCCGCGCTGCACGCCGCGTCGATCGCGGCACAGTCCGAGCGTGAACAACTCGTTCTGCTCGGTGCGTCGCATCGAACAATGCAAGCCGCGACACAAGGCACGTTGTCGCTCACCGACGAAGCGGCAATTGTCGAGGCCGCGTATACGCACCACCTCTCGCTGACTGCAGAAGAGCTAGGAACAGTCGCACGCGCTGCCCGTGAGTATGCGGCGGTGCACGGTGGTGACGCTGCGTCTGCGGCGACCACGATCATTGAGCGACTCAAGACACAGGCAGGCGCGCTAGGCGATGTCCACGCGGGGTTGCGTCGGCTCAATGCGGAGCAAGCCCGCATGCCGGTGCTCTCTCGCAGCGCCGGCGAGGAGGCTGACGTCGTCAATCGCGCGATGGCGAACTTCGGGCGCACGCTGGTGATGAACATCCCACAAGTTCACCAGGCGCTCGCCGCGTATCACATACTGGGTTCGAGACTCAGCGCTGCGGCGGTGCATACGAATACCGCGACGACCGCAGCCGAGCTGCATCGCCAAGCTGGCGTAGTCAGTCTGCAGACCGTCGATCGGCAGAACACCGCGCTCGAGAAGTTCAGCAGCGCGCAACGCGTCGCGGCGGATGCGGTCAACAACACCAAGACCGCGATGAACCTGTTGAACACCGAGTTCCTGGCCGGGGAAACTTCACTTGCTCACCAGGCGCGAAGACTCGAAGGGATCGTGCAGGCCGTCGCAACAGCGCGCGGCGTGAGAACAGAAAACATAGCGCTCGGGAAGGTGATCAACGCGCAGTACCACGGAGCTGATAGGGTGACAGCGCGAGGTGCAGCTGGGATTAGCAGCAGCGGTGGCAGCGGCCCGAGTCTTCATACTCTGGAGCGTCGACTGCAGCTTGAGCGCGACACCGCTGCGATCGAGATGGGCAGCGCGGTCGCGTACGTCGCGCTCACGCGCCAGCGTAACGAGGCGCTCGCACATTACGTGAAGCGACTAGGAGACGCGCAACACCTCGCGAACGTGGCCCGTCGCGAAGAGCGCGAAGCGCAGCGAGAAAGCGTCGCGCAGGCTATGGCGCACGATCACGAAGAGCTGCAAGACCAGATCGAGAGGACGCTTGCGCTTGAGAAGGAGTGGATAGATGTCGCGAGGACGGGCCGCGTCGAGAGCAAAGCAGCGATCGAAAGGTCGCTTGGCCCTGTCGCGATGGCGGACAAAGAGGCCGAACACACCCAGGAGCTACGCCGCAATGATGGCGAGCAGAACCAGGCGCGCAAGGCAGGGCTCGAAGCCGACATGAACGCGCACGACGTCCGGATGCAGATGTCGAGCGAATGGACTACGACGCTTGGAACGAACACGACCGCAGCGCAGTCGTTCTCGAAGTTCAGCACCGCCGCATTCGGCCAGGCGATGGGTTCGTTCAAGCAACATCTCGCCGCTGTCATCACCGGCAAGGAGACGCTTGCTGAGGCCCTCAAGGGCATGGCCCAAGAGATCACACTCTCGCTCGCCGTTGAGGCGGCTGGCAAAGCCATCATGGAACTCGCGGCCGGCTTCTCGATGCTCGGCCGCGCGGCCGGCTCGTACGGCGCCGATGGAGGCGCGACGGTTAGCGCGAGCCAGCACTTTGCATCCGCCGCGCTCTACACCGGCATTGCTGCAACGTCTGGCCTCGCAGCCGCAGCGCTTCACTCGCCAGCCGTAACCGGCGCTGGTGCCGCCGCAGGCGCCGGCAGCGGCTTCTCGCCGACCGCCGCAGGCCCAGGCGCAAGCGGCTCCGCAGGCAACAGCGGCAACATCACCTACGTCGTGAACGTGGGCGGCAGCATCATCGACCGCGAGGGCTTCGACCAGGCCGTTGGCGAGGGCGTGCAGCGACTCGCGCGCACCGACTCGCTGCCGACCGAGATGCGGCGGTAGTCGTGGCCGCGCGCTACGGACTAAGTTCGATGACCCGCGGATGCCTGGGCGGGTGTGCCGCGGCTTCTAGGGTTTTCAGCGTCGTGCTTGCCTCGCCGAGCCGCTCGGACACCAGCGATGCGAGCGCGGCCCACGCAAGGCGATCGACAGGTGTGGCCCCGGTTTCCCAGTGTGAGACGGTCTCTGGGCCGCGGCTCAGCAGCTCAGCAAGTTGCTTCGCTGTGAACCCGAGCGACTTTCGGATGAACCGGACGGCCGCGCCGCTCACCATGCCAAGCTTCACCACTTCGCTCGCGACGCGAAGCTCAGCATGGCTGACATCCGCCATCGTCGAGAACTTGCTGCCAGCCCGCACAACGGCAGGAACTGTCACCACGAACACGACATCATCGACTGAGAACTTGTGAATAGTTGTCGTCGCCATTGCCGCCGTCTCCTCTAGAAAAAGCCCTCGATGCTGACGTCATCGGGGAACATCCGCAGGACGATGTTGACGGGATTCCCGTCGAGGTCCGTGCCGCCGATGACGTGAGTTCGAGTGCCGTGGTCCTCGCACGCCGTTGCCGTGAGTAGGGCATTCCTGACGTCCGTTGTTGTCATGCCCCAAGCGCCCATCGGCCAATTGGCGTCGCCCTCAATCGAGATGCGCCCGTCTGCAGCAAGCTGCTTGATGAGCTGTAGCTCCGCATCACCTTCCACCGAGACAGTGTAGCACGCTTGAAACGCTTTCAAGTCGACTGAGAACGCACCATGGCTGAGACGATTACATCGATGTTCGCGCAGCCGTTCTCTCTCGCGCTGCCGTACACGCTGATTATCACAGACTCGCACGTCAGCTCGCCGCGCACCGTCGTGGTCAACCCAACAGGCACGGTGTGGTACCGCATGTACCTCGCGAAGACGGGCGAGACCGGCGCGACACAGGACATCCCAAAAGAGTTCATCGCGTACTTCGTCTCGATCATCGGCGCGATTGGCGGGCTGTGGTCCGCGTCGCTTCGCGCCAACGGCGTGGTGCGGATCACGTACGCCGGAACCGGTACGGGCATCATCAACTTCAATCCTGGCATCGGCAACAATGCGCTGGAGATCCGCACCCTGCTCGGCATGTCGGGCACGTCGCTGTCCTTCGTTGGCGCAGGCAGCACGCAGGACGGCGTCTACCCGCCGACGCATTGCATCTTCTCGCACTGGCGCGAATCGCCGCAGGACTGGACGCCTGAGTTCGTCGGCGCCGCGGTGAGCGAGCTACCCGACGGTCGCGTTGACTATCTCGGTGACGGCTATCAGCGCTTCAAGCGCTCGTTCTCGCTGCGTGGTCACCCGCGTACGCCGACAGACGCGACGGCGCTCAGCATGGCGTCGGCAACCGCGATCTACCCTGATGAGGTGCAGGCAACGCTGTGGCTCGCGCCGACAGCCACGCCTGCGGGGACTGCACTGCCGTGGTCGATCCACCAGTTCGTCGCGACGTCGATGGGCAAGGAGCTGGGGTTCACGTTCAGCGAGTTTCAGCAACACATCGCAGGCACGCAAACGTACTACGACACCGGCAGCTGGACCGCGAAGACGCTGACCAGCGGCATCGCCGTGTGTCGCCCGCCATGGATTCAGCTCACTGATCGCGTCGACCTCGAGGTCACGAAGATCGGTCGCGAGACACGCGCATGAGCGGCTTCGTTATCACGTTCGGCGCGTGCCCATTCTATTTCAGCACACAAGGCGTTGCGAGCCCGCCGACGTCAAGCGAGGCCGACTGGCCGACACTGGCGACGCATCTTCGTGGGTACCTCGAGTACACCGGCTGGTCGTGGACTGAGCGCGTCTCACCCATCGAAGGCTCGCTCGATTGCTCCGGGCTCTCGTTTGTTGTGTTCGACTTCCCCGTCACGAGCGGCGTGCTCAGCAACGCGCGGCCGATCACGTGGCTGGGAACGCGCACAGCCAACAACATCGGGTTCACGCGGCTGACAAGCACGATCAGCCAGCTGGAGTTAACGAGCTTCACGGTCGACAATCCGCTCGCCATCTCCGCGGGCTCGTATCCGAAGCCCGTCTATATCGACCAAGAAGCGATCAGCATAAGTGCCCTCGACACGGGCACCGGCGTCGCGACGATCGCGCCAGGCGGACGGGCGTACTATGGCACAGAGCAGCGCCCGCACATCGTCCGCACGAACCCGGACCACAGGCCAGTCGCCTTCCTGCAGTTCCCCACATTCTACCGACGCAAGTGCGTGCTGTGGAAGGTGACCGACGCTGGTGTAGCTACTTCCATTTGGCGCGGGTACGTCACTAGCAATCCGTCCTATGACGGCGAGAAGACGGCGTACAAGTTCGCCGCGGGCCACCTGTGGAATCTCGAGCGTCAGCGGCCGCTCGGCGTGCCAGCATTCAGCACGACGCTGCGCGGGTTCAACGCGTACGGGATCATCCCGCGCGTCTCGTACCCAGGCGCCACGCCGTCGCCGATGTGGCTGCAGATGGGGCAGCTCGGCGGCTTCGCAACGAGCACCGACTATGTTGCAAGCACGTTCGAGGGCGCATGCCAGATCACGACGGAGGCGCTGCGGAGCGCTCTTGCGGCAGAGAGTCCTGTCATCGAAGCTGAGGTTTCGATCGTGGGCAGCCGGAACGCCTGCTCGTTCAGCTTCGCCAAGGTGCAGGGGTCCTTCGCATCGCCGATCGTCACGCTGATCGTCGGTTCGCGATCTGTAACGGGATCGACAGGCGACGGTTCGGTCACGCTTCCGCGATACGTCACCGTGGTGTTGGACGGCGCGCCGGGCGCCCTCTACAAGCCGATCCCCTATCAGCCTGTGCCGGTGTCCCGCATCGACGGATTGCCAGCAACATGGACAGACACACCGAACACCACGAACGGCGTGACGACTTCAATACGCTACGTGCTCCGCGGCGTGTTCGGCGACAACACACTGGTCATCGAGCCGACCACGACCGGCACGACGCCGACAGGTCCGACCGTCACGGGCAACGTCACCGTTGGCGGGCCTCCGCTGCGTGCGTGGCAAGGACCGCGAGAGCCGAACGAATTCCTGAACAGCGGCGGCGTCTGGATCCAAGAAGCCGTGAATCTGCAGCTCAATGCAAAGGTCGAGTCCACGCATTGGTTCTTGGCTCTTCGCTACGGCGTGATCATGAACACCGGCATCGTGAACGGTGGCGTGGACGGGAACTCGTGGGACTGGTCGTTCCAGTCGCGAGTGATTGCGGCCACCTCGGGCGGGCCGACGAGTCGCGTGCTGTACCTGGATGGGAATCAGAACCTGGACGACAGCCTCGGCGACATGTGCCGACTGCACGGCTGCGGCGTGGGTCTGCGCGGCTCGAAGATGTCGATCTTCCCGTTCGTCGTCCCGATGGCGCAGGACACGCCTGTGCTCACGGTGACGTCCGCGTCACTGCTCGGCCCTCCGTCGTGGTCTGCGATGGACGACGGCATCGTGAATACGGTGCGTGTCAAAGGCGCTCACACGGACGTGGTTGTCAACGACCTGCGTTCGTCGGATCTCTACGGACACGCCAGACCGATCGAACTCAACCTGTCTGAGATCAACGGGGCCGCGACTAGCGAGACTCCAGACGCGATTGCGCGATACGCAATGCAGCGCGTGACGGGTCTGTGGTCTGACCCGGCGTCGTCGTGCACGGTCAAGACGTCTATCGCCAACCTCGAGACGGTGTACCTCGGCGACATCGTCGAGATCTCCGAATACGGCGCGCCTGTCGGCGACGGTACGCGTGGTCTTGCTGCCGCTCGTGGGCAGGTCATCGGGCGCAAGATCACCATTCCGAAGACGGGCGAAGGTTCGTTGGAGCTGGAAGCGCTGCTCTACCCGCATCGCAATCTTGCGGGGTATGCGCCGTGCGTACGCGTTACCGACATCACGGGCGCGGTCTGCACCGTCGGCACGGCATACCTGACGTCGGCCACGTCGGCCACTGACTACGCCGGGTCAAACCGAACGTCCTATCGCTACGCCACAACCGGCGGCGGCACCACGTACGTCGATGGCGGCACGTCATGGTTTGCCGCTACGTACGAAGTGCAACTCGTTGAGCGCGACAACACGAGTCCGCGAGCGCCAGAAACGTTCACGGTCAGCTCTGTGAATACGGCTCCTGGGACTCGCACGATCACGCTGACAGGGTCTCCGAACGCCGCATGGCAAGCGATCATCGCAGGCGGCGGCATCGTCGACATGATCTTTCGCAAGTACGGCAACGGCTCCGTGTTGACCGCAGCGCAAGAGCTGTTCGCGTTCGTCGGCGACGAGGCCACCGAGGTCATCGACACGAGCAGCGACGCCGTGAAGAGGTACGCGCCATGACGGTTCTTTGGAACATCGCTGAGCGCGGATACACGCGCTACATCAAGCACGCTGCTGCAGCAACGACGGGCCCGCTGACAAACGGCGAGCCGGTCGACGCTGGTACGTCGATGCTCGTGACGAACAACCTCGGACACATGTGCATGGAGTCGACGCGGAATCTCGTGCAGTCGCCTGGCACAGGCCCGACAGGCACCGCGCTGTCCTACAAAACGCCTGCGACTCTGTTCGGAGGAATACAGGACACTGGCTTTTACACGGCAGCAACCGACGTCTTGTACATCTCTGGCTCAACGGCGCTGCCGTGGGATCCGCGTGTCTCTGAAACGTTCTCGGCGTTCACCATCGCAGACCGACAGAACTCGGACGGCCGAGAAACGATCCGGTCCATTCGCTTTTCGATCGACTTCACGGCGGACGCGACCAACTCGAGCACGTCGGTCGGGTTTGCGATCACGACGCACGACAGTCCGCAGCGACTTCGCGATGGCGACTACCTCGCTTTCTACGGCTCAGGGAGCCTAGGCACCGGAAGTCAGATCGTCACAGCCACACTCTCTAGCGACACGCCTATCACGCTCGCGCACTACGAAGCCATGCAGGCGCGCCAGCGAACGTATGACGGCGAGATGATGGGCAACATGATCCCAATCGTTCTGTGGTTCGGGTGGAAGTTCATTGGATATGGGACGGCTAACGCAATCAACGGCTTCTGTGCGTGGGAGTCAAGGATCGACCCGGCATGAGCACCGCGATCATGCCGAAGCCATCTACTGGCACGCTGGACGCCTTTTGCGTCGCGAGTCCCGTCAGCGGGACGCACATGCTGCGTTGGGCTTGGGACGTCGGATTCCTTCTCGGACAGAACACGCAGCAGATCGTCTCGCAGCGCTACGTGCTTTCTGCCACGACATCGCGAACCACTTGGATCTCTTACACGCGGAACCCAGGCGTCAGCGTTCTGATGATCGAAGCAGAAGCGCACAAGGGCACGGCACTCGGCGCGAACGGGACCGTCACCGTCACGTCGAGTGCAGGGACAATCGCATGGGTCGCGGCGGGGCAGTCATACGGATTCTCCGGTACAGCGAGCGCGTTCACAGCGCACTCCACGGACAACATCCACCGCCGCAAGCATCGTGCTTTTCTCAACGTCACCGGCCTCACGGTCGGTACGACCTACGATCTCAAGTTCGCGTTTGTGAATGTCGCGAACTGCAACGGCATCGCGAAGCTCACTATCTTCGAAGTGCCGATCGGTACGACCGATCCAGCGCGAGCGCCTACGGAGGAGATTGGCCTCGAGGGCGATAGCTATCGATCTGGCGAAGCGATCTCAACGGAAACGACGACCAGCGCGCGCGGCATGGCCCGCTTGCGCAACCAGATCGACAAGTGCCGCATCGGCAACAAGCGCCAGTGGCAGGTGGGTACGAGTGAGCTGGACGCCGACGCGTTCACAACGACGAGCGCGCCGTACGCGTCGATGATGGCCGCACACGCTGCGCGCAATCCAACGTGGCGCTTTCGTGCACGTCGGCTCTACACGACGGCCGCGAACAACGTGTACCTCGGCGCGTTCCGCTACAAGGTCACCGGCGGCGGCCTAGCGCGCATCCGCTTCCTGATCAACGGCGTCGAGTACAACAGCGGCGACATCACGTCCGCGTCGTACGCCGAGTGCACGCCGTTCGCGGTGAACATCCCGTGCAACGGCGCGACCGATCAGGAAGTGACGATTCAGATCGAGGGCAAGACGACCGCAGGCACGTTGTACGTGAGTCGTGCGCGCCTTTTGGAGAACGAATCGTAATCCACCGCCGCTGACCTAGCTCGCACACGCATCCGCAACCCAACGCCCTGCCCGTCCTTGTGACGGCGCGGGGCTTTCGCACTTCAGGAGCACGCCGCCATGGCTGAATCCGTACCCAGCTACAAGATCGTCGCCGGCACCGTTGCACGCGCGAGCGCAGCGCTGCCCGCTGCAGGTGCCTACGACACCGCGGGGACCGCAACGGCGGTGTCTGTGCTTGATCGCGACTTCGTGTCGATCTGGTGCACGTACACGCGTGGCGCCGCAGATGGCCGAGCGAAGGTCAAGGTCATCGCCAGCGCCGACGACGGCACGACGTACGCGACGGTCCTTGTGACCGACGGCACGACGCCATCGGCCGCGATGCCCAGCTACTCTGACGAGCGCAACCTGCCGGTGTCGACTGGCGCGACTGCGGAAGAGTGGATGCTCCCGCCGCTCGACGTCTCGTGCTTCACGCATATCAAGGTGCTCGGCGCTGAGAGCGGCGTTACGGGCACGCCTGGCGCGCTGGTGATCACGCTCGCGAGTCGGCGAGCGGTGCGCTAATGGGCGTCCTAAACGGCGCGCGCGGCCAGGGCTTCGCCGGCGGCGGTGTGGGCTCCGTCGTCACGGTGACGAACACCACGATCGCCGCCACGCAAACAGCCGCGCTCACTTTGAGCAACACGACTGCGGCGACCGTTGGCGCGCAGGAGTTCAGCCCCGGCCTGAAGCTCATCGGCAACGGCTGGAAAACGGACGCGACTGCTGGCTCGCAGCAGTGCGACTGGTTCGTGCAGCTCGAGCCCGTACAGGGCGCGGCGTCGCCTACGTCGCTGCTGCGCTTCTCGAGCGACGTCAACGTCAGCGGCACGCGCGTGACGGCGCTGTCCCTCACGTCCGCAGGCGGCGTGCAGATCGGCGCGCCAGTCACGACGGTCGCGGCTGCGCAGGGGATGGTCTGCGTAGCGAACGAACGCTACCTGCAGGGCGCGTACAGCAACAGCTTCTACAACCTCGTCGGCGTCGGCTCGAACGGCGAGACCGTAGTCGGCAACGTCTCGCAGAACTGGCGCGCGCGATCGCTCACCAACTGGAACTTCCAGAACGGCGCAAGCTCAACTGCGCTCACACTGAATACGACCGGCGCAGTCTGGGGCGACGACACGAGCAGCGCGCTCTCGGGCGCGTTCACGTTCCGCGCAGCGAACGGCGGCGGCACCGACAGGGTCGGGCTGAACATCGTCGTTGCCGCGGGCGCTGGCACTGGTGCAGCGACGCCGCCAACGATTGCGTTCCAAACGTCGACGGTGCTCGGCTCGGGCACGACCACGCAGACGCTCACGACGCGTCTCACGATCGCATCGACGGTGATCACTGCGGCGCTGCCGTTCATTCCCGGCAGCTTTACGACGGCTGCCAGAGACGCGCTCACTCCGGCTGCAGGGTGGACGATCTACAACACCAGCACGAACAAGCTGAATTTTTACAACGGCGCGACCTGGGAAGCCGTCACCAGCGCATAAGGAGATCGCATGGCAACTCGAACGCTCGTAGTTCAGGACTTCGACGAGACCGCAGACGGTCTCTCGCTCAACGTCTCTCGCACACAAGGCGGCTTCACCGTCGCAATCAGCCACTCCGATCGCACAACCGGGATCGTCAGTAGCTGCACGATCGACACGGCGTCAGAGCTTTCTGGCGCCGAGCGAACAGCTCTACGCAACGTCGTGCTTGGGTTTCTCGCCAAAGCAAAGCCGAAGATGAGCTTCGTCTGATGGCGCCGCGCATACTCCCTGAGCTAGTCGCGCTGCGCATCTACCGCGCGATTAAGCAGCGCGACGAAGCGATGGCCGTCGTGCAGGCGGCGGAGCGCGTGCTCGTGAAGCTCGTTGGCGACGCCGGCGTGGACGCTGCGAGCGAGTCGGTTGTGCTCGTCGACGGCGCGCTACCGTTCGGCTCCGTTGTCGACGCGCGCACCGGCGAGCCGATGCCAGACGGGGCCGTGTAACCGTGGCGGTCGCGGAGCGCGACACGTACATGCTGCAGGACCACGAGACTCGTCTCAGCGAAGTCGAGACGTTTACGACGCAGCTGAAGACCATCAAGACCATGGTCGGCTGGGTGCTCGCTCTCGCGATTGGTGGCATCGGCGGCTTCTCTACGATGGCGATCACGGACCACGCGCGACTCGATCAGATCGAACGCGCCGTGGCCGCGCACGAGGGGCAGCCATTCCATCACGGCGCTGGCTCTGTTCTTGGCGAGCTGCGTGCTGACGTGCGCGTGATCCGGATGCAGGTCGAGACGCAGGCTGGCGCGACGCAGGAGATCCGCGAGCGAGTGACGCGCATCGAGGACTCGGGCCGTACGCGGCAGCGATGACCGCGCACTCGGCCGTTGTGGCGCGTGCGCAGCTCGCCATCGCAGCGGTCGCACGCGAGGTGCTCGAAGAGGCGCGCCGCGGCGGCGTCGAGATGCCTGAGTGCTTCCCTGAGTTCGCTGCGAGAGCGATCGGCACACGCGCGAAGAGCGCACTCCTGGATCTTGGCTGGAAGTACTTCCACGCGGGCGTGGATCGATCAAAAGCAAACGAGGCCGCAGTGGCAACGAACGACGCGGTCACCGTAAAGATTCCCGTCAGCGATATCCTTAAGTGACGCGCGGTCACCTTGAAGTCGCGATCGCTCGCGTCCAAGCGCAGCTGCGTGCGCGTGATGGCCTTCCGCCCGACGCGCTGCCACTCACGCACGCCATCGACGTGTTCCAGGAACTGGAACGCATGAACGTAGGCAGCTCACCAAGCGAGATACGCCGATGGGCGCACAGATATTCAATCCTATTAAAGGATCGTGCATGAGCATCAGCGACCGCATCGCTCTCACTCTGCTTGTCTACGTGCTCTTCGGAGCTGCACTCGTTGGCGCAATGCACCACATCTGGAGGCCGTGACATGACCGCACTCAATTGGATCTTCACGCACAAGACAGCGCTGCTTGAGGCGGTCTTCGCGCTGCAGCAATTCGCGACGCTCGTGGTCGGCCTGCTGCCGCAGTCGATGGCCACGAGCAAGTTCTGGCGCGCTGTGGGCTACGTCGCTAATTCGCGGTTCAAAGACGCGAACGGCACCTGGAAGGCCCCCGGCACGCCCGCGCATAACGCTCCGCCGAAGCCGCGATGAGCGAGTTCGATGACACGCCAGTCACCGGCATTCGCCTTGTGCGACGGCCGATGGTCTCGGCCGCGTACGTGTTCGCCCACTACCGCGTCTTCCAAGTCACCGAACGCGCGCCGTACTGGTGCGCTTCACTCGCCCGCGAAGGAGCACGCCGCATGATCCCAGATGTCGCACGCGATACGATTGTCGACGCAGTCCGCGCACCGGTCTCGCGCCCGCGTTGGGTCGTCGCACTGTGCGGCGTGCTCGTGGCGCTCGCCGGAGCGATCATGCTCGCGCTGGCGATAGGTGCCTTCACTGGATGCACGCACGCCAGCGGGCGCCCGTACACGCCGCGCGATGTCTACAAGATGGCGCGCGCCACTGCGATCGCAGCATGCGACGCAGTCGACGGGCCGCTGGGCACCGCAGTGGCGATTACGATCGACGGCGCTTCGTTCCCCGTAGCCGTAGCACGCGCTGCGTGCGTGCTCGTGCGGCTGACGCCGAGCGCTGACTTCGTCGTGGTCGACGCCGATGGCCACGGCACCGCGGTGTCGCGAGAGCCGGTCTCCAGCGGCAACTAGCCAGACCCGTGCGCGCAGCCTAGCGCGGAGCATGCGTCGCGTTGACCACTGATGACACGCATGTCATCTTCTGCGCATGAGCGTCGCCGCCACGTCCTTCAACGTTGAGGCGGCGAGCAAGATCAGCGGCGTGTCGAAGAGGCAGGTCCAGTACTGGGATAAGGCGGGACTTGTCGCGCCTTCGGTACAGGCCGCTCGGGGGCGTGGATCTCGGCGCCGCTACTCGTTCGAGGATCTGCTCGACCTGCGGGTCATCGCGCGCCTTCGCGAGACTGGCCTATCCCTTCAGAAGGTGTGCAAGGTAGTAGCCCATCTTCATCGCCATCACCGTGAGCTTCGGCGGCCACTTGCACAGCACCGTCTTGTCACAGATGGCGCGACAGTGTTTCGGATCTTGGACGACACGAACGCTGTAGAGGACCTGCTCCAAGGGGGGCAGGTCGTGGTTTTTGTCATAAATCTGACCTCTGTCTGGAATGAGACACAGTCTGGACTGGCGCGAATCTCGGATCCTCGTGCGTTCGAGGTTCGCCACGGCGGGAAGAACTACGCCGTCACGCTCACACCAGACTTGGAGGACGGTGGCTGGGTGGCCGAGTGCCCTAGTCTTCCTGGATGTATCTCACAGGGCGACACGCTCGCCGAAGCGAAGCGAATGATCCGCGAAGCGATCTTTGCTTGGCTAGCTGCAGTTGCTCACGAACGCCGAGATACGGGCCGTGGGATCGCTCAACGATCTCGACGGTAAGCGAGTCCTTCGCGCGCTGCTCCGACTCGGGTGGTTCGAACACCGGGTGGTTGGTAGCCATCACGTTTTGAAGCGCGAAGGCTACATGCCGTTGACCGTGCCGGTCCATCGCGGGAAGTCGATCAAGCAAGGCACGATGCGGGCGCTACTCAAGCAAGCCGGTATCACCGAAAAGCAGTTCCTCGACGCCTACTGAGCGAGGTCGCTCGTCGTCCGATCATGCCCGTAAGCATGGACACTCAGGCGAGTTCACGTCTTCGCGAACCACGAACGGAGCCCTATGCCGAGACGACCGCGTTCCAAAGCAGCGGCGTCGCCGTTGCCGTCGAAGGTCATCGCATGCGTTTCGGATGTCCACTTCGACATCCATGACGTGAAGGCATGGGCGGCGTTTCGCCAATGGCACGCGCTTGTTCGGCCAGACATCCTCGTCATGAACGGCGACATGATCGACCTCGGGATGCTCTCGCATTACCCACAGGAAGAAGACGCGCCGCTTTTCGCCATCGAGCAGATCAAGACATTCGTCCATGAGGCGAACGAGCTGCGCGAAGAGTGCGGACGCCTGATCTTCATGGAGGGGAACCACGAAGCACGCTGGACCCGCATCGTTGGCGCAGCGCCCGCAGGCGCACTTCGCGGCGCACTCGGCCTTGACCTGCAAGCTCAGTGTCGCGCGCACGGACTTCGTGATGATGTTGAATGGAACCGCGAGAGCACGAAGAACCGCGGGATCCAGTTCGGCCAATTCTTGTTCCGACATGGTCACAAACAAGCGGGCAAACACGGCGGAGCGAAACACCTGACTGCCAATCGCCTCACCAAGTCGATGGGCGTCTCAGAATCGTTCGGCCACCATCATCGTGCCGCGATCACCTGCCAAACGTCGCACGGCCGCACAGCGATCGCCGTGGCCAATCCATGTATGGTCAGCATGCAGGAGTACAACCCCGACGGAGACTGCCAGGAGGGGTTCTCGATCTACGAGCTGGCGGCGCCAGACTACAAGGTCGCGACGCCGCACCTCATCGTGATGCTCGACGGCCGCTTCTCTTGGGGCGGTCTCACCTTCGACGGGAACGCGTGACGGTCCTCGTTGCGCTTGAGTCCGAGACTGGCGTGCACGTTGGCTGCGATAGCTACGTCGGCGATGGCGCGAATCGCGACGTGATGGCGGAGAAGTGGTTCCGCCGTGGGCCGCTACTCGTCGCGTCCGCAGGCAGCGTCTACGCCGGTCAAGTCGCCGAGTTCGGCGTGCAGTTCCGCGCACAGCGCAAGACCGAGAGCGATCTCGAATACGTGGTGATCGCCGTTGCGGAGCCGATTCGCGTTGTGCACCGCGCGACGGGCACCAAGCTCGACGGCGACTCGTTTGTCGTAGCGTACAACGGCCGCGCGTACTGGATTGGCGACGACTATGGTGTGCACCGTTCGCTGTATGGATACGTCTGCGCAGGCGCCGGCGAGCAGTTCGCCGCAGGTTCGCTAGCGACATCCGCAGGGCGACCGCCAGAGGCACGCGTGCGCGCTGCGCTTGAGGCCGCTGCGAAGCACTGCACGATCGTTCGCAGCCCGTTCCACGTGACCTTCGTGGCCACACCGCCAAAGCGTGCCAGGCGATGAACCGCCAGCACGAACGCGCGCGCCGCAAGGCAGCCGCGCCGAAACAGCTGCACGGGCGCTTTGCGAAGTCGCCCGCTGTGATGCCGCCTGATCCACGCGACGGCTCGCAGCTGATTGTGTGCGTGTGCACACCGACACGCGGCACGCCGCACGAGTGCGTCCGCGACGACCACGATTGCGACTGACCGAGGAGGTCATATTGAGCCAGCAAATCATCGCGCCCGCCGTGGCGCTTACGCTTTGGCACGCCGGCGGCCTACGCCCAGCGCTCTCGGGCGCACGCGAGCTACTCGCGCAGGCACAGCCCGACGTGGTGCAGATCCACGCAGGGCCCACGATGCTCGCGCAGGACGCGCGCTACGTTGCGACGGCTGTGCGGCTCATCGTGCCGCGTGCTCGCATCTGGATCGGCGTCGGCTGCGACGGCTGGCTACGCGGCTACCACGCTGGCGAACACGGGCGGCCGCGCGCCATCGAGAAGATCCTGAGCGCCGCGGACCTCGCGAGTTCGATGGACGCCGAGGCAGTCGTCTGGAACGCCGAGAGCTTTTGGAAGACGCACCCCGACGACTCCGCGGAGATCGCAGCCGAGATCGTGCGCGTGTGCGCGATCCGCTACCCAGGCCTCGCGCAGGGGCACACCGCCTACGATCACCCGACGTACCACAGCACCTATCCGTGGCGCGCGTGGCTCGGTCCCGACTCGCCTGTGTCGTTCGCACTGCCGCAGGTCTACGCGGCTCCTGGTGGCGGCGATCACGTGCAGGCCCACCGCGGCGCGCTCGCCAAGAGAGAGGCTGCGTCGCTGCGCTCGTGGCAGGTCGCTGTGCGCAAGGGTTGGATACGGCCCGACGTCACGCCTGACACAGCCGATGACCTCGACTGGTACCCGTACGTCCAAGCGCACTCGGTCCCAGCGGTCGACACGGTGCGCCTCGCGATGGCGCATCCCGTCGTCGCGTTCTGGGCGGCGCCGTCGCGCATCGACGCAGAGGGCCGACTCGCGGTGCTCACGACGTGCGCGCTGCGGCGGCTCGGGCATCACGGCGTCGATGGCATCAAGGAATTCCAGCGCGCCCACAGCCTCAAGGACGACGGCGTCGCGGGCCCGCTCACGCGCGCTGCTCTCGGCGTCTCGTAGCCCACTTGAGGTTTCTTCAAGTCACCCACTTCACCCAAAGGACCACACGAATGCGCCCACTGCTCCTCGCTCTCCTCTCTACCATGATCGCCACCGCGTGCCTGCCCGGCGCGCCACCCGCGCCCGATGCGACCGTTGACGCCGCTGCGGTCGACGCTGCTGCGGAGGACGCGAGCGAAGCGCAGTAACACCGTGCTAGGCTTCGGTCGCAATACGAGGCCTCCCCGCGTGTGGAGGTAAAAGCGGCGTTGATTCGCACCGACCATCCGCGTCGGCCCTGCGGCCGTCGGCGTAGCGCTGCGTCGTGCGGATCGACCGGTGCGCCATCCACTGCTGCACCTGCGTCAGAGCGATCCCGGCGCGTACGCACTCGGTCGCGAACGTGCGCCGAAAGTCATGCATCCCGCTCAGCGTGATCCCAACGCGCTTCGCGGCGTCGCGCAGATTGTCGCCGACGCTGTGGTCCGAGAGCCGCCAGTTGTGCTCCTTGCGCCAAGCGACTAGCTCTCGCGCCGCTGCGACCACCTCTACGGGCGCGGGGATCTTGCGTTCACGCTTGCCCTTCGACGTCCAGGCTGTGGCCATCGGACCGTCGTCGAGCGTCTGGCGCAGCTCGCGCGCGAAGATCTCGAGCGCGTCGTCGCTGAGGAGATGGCGCATCATCGTGGAACCTCTTGCTGCTTTTCCGCGTGGCACCGACCGCAAACCCACGCGCCAAACACGCAGACGAACCCGGCGTCGACCGCCGCTGTGATCGCGTCTTCAGCGGCCATCGCTCGCTCGCTCGCCTTCAAGCAGCCGACAGGCCCGCACTCGACGTAGAACCACGGGCCATCATCTGCAGGCACAATGCAGCGCATCACGTCGCCCTCCTAAGCGCTGCGCGCACCAGAGTCAGCGCTCCGCTCGTTCCGTGTTTCGACTCGTCGTACTCTTCAAGCTCGCCGAAGTGGTCGGTGCATTCGGCAATTTCCAGCACAAGGTGCTGCTGCAACTGCACTCGAGCCGCTTCCGCCAGCGTCGCAATCCACCGCTGCTTTCCTGTGTCGCTCATCGCGTCGCCTCAAGGAACTTCATCGCTTCGTCCGAAGCGTATTCGGCCTGCACCTCACGGCAGCTGTGCGTTTTGTCGCCGTCAATCTCGAACAGGTACACTCGCCCGGAGTTGCAGCATTCGATGTCGACGCGCCGGCCGCCGCGTTCGATTTCGAGCACAACGCCTCCCATCGCATCTGCGCCGACGTAGGTCGGCGGGAGCCCAAGCCCGTCAAGCGATTTGCAGACATGGCGCCCGATGGCGATTGCTTTAAACGATGGGGCGAGCGACCCGTATCCGTCCCATCCGTCGACCGCGGTCAGTAGCTTTGTTAGCGCCTCATCCCAGTTCACCGCAGTCATCGTCCCGCCTCCGCCGCTGCGATCGCGCGATCGATGAGCGCGCCGACCGCATCCACCTCGCCAGCCTTGAGCATCACCCACTGGAACGATTCGCCTTCGCTTTCGAGACCGCCAGCCTGTAGTCGCCGTTGATACGCGCGGTCGTGGGCTATCTCGGACGCGCGGCGCATCCCCCGCGCCTCTGCGTCGCGGATGATGGAGCGGCCATCGTCGCTGCGTTGGAATACGTTCGGGATCTTCTTCACGCTGCATCTCCATCGCGCCCGTATGCTGGCGCTCGAGTCATCGTTGGAGGACCGCCCAGGGCTCGCACCTGGGACGACCGCGCCTACGCGCCGGTCCTGGCGGCAGGGTCAGAACGGGATTCCGTCGTCGGGCATGCCGTCATGGCTCTCGAGGCTTTGATCGCTACCGAACGGCGGCGTCATGGGCGCGGCCGTTGCGGGCATGCTCTTGCCGCCGTTCCTCCGTGCCCATCCGCGAGCGCGCGCAGCATCGCGGCGGTCATAGTCAGCGTACTTCGGGTCCGCGCCCTCGCGCGGGTTCGCAGCGCTCCATTCTTTGAACGAGGCGAGTACTTCAAGGAACTCGCTTCGACACTCGCTGTAGCGACGTCCGACCATCGACTCGCCGTTCCAGCGCTTCGGATCCTTGCGGACTTCGGGGTCGCCTTTGTCCGAGTCCAGCTCGCGATCATCCGCGATCACGCCAGCAGCAACGGATGCGTAGCCGGTGCCGTTCGCCGCAGCGAGAGGCTTGCCGCCGTTGAGCGCGGTCGCGATCGAGAGCATTGTCTCCGCGAGTCGCTGGAAGTGCATCGCCAATTCTTTTTGCTCTGTCACGTCGTCGTTCCCTTGCGCGCCTTGCGCTCTGTTAATTGCTCGTAGTGCGTGGTCTTCGTGCTCTGCGCCGCGATCGCTTCGGCTGCGTCGGGACCGACCGCCGCGACGAGTTCGGCGAACACGGCCTTGTGGTCCGTGCTCGAACGCGTGCGCTTCTCGATCGTGAGCGTGCCGCCGTTGGCGAGCGCGATCGGGCCTTCGACCTTCACCCGCGCCCGCACCTCATCGCTGATCGCATCGACGATGCTGCGTAGGATTGGGAGCCGCAGGTGCCAGCGCTCAATGCCGCCCGGCTCGTCAAGCTCGGTGTTCACGCGCGCCATCCACGTCGACTCGGCCACGGTCGCGAGCGCACGCGCGTCGTTAGCCATCGATGGGCACGCCTTCGCCGCAGGACACCACTTGCAGTGCGCGCCTGGGTTCGTCTGCGGCACGACGCCAGCGGCTAATTGCTCGCGAGCCTTCCGTACGCTCGCGTGGATCTCGCGCAAATCGTTCGCGATCCACTCGAGTGACATCGCGTCATGTTCGTGCCAGTCGTAGGTGATGCGTGATGCGTCGAGGTCGACGTGCGCAATCGCAACGCGAACACTATCGAGGCCGTGCACACGCGACAAAGCAAGCGCGTGAAACGCGAGCTGGTGCGAGTCTGCCGCAGGCTCGACGTAGTCGATGTTGCCGAATTTCCAATCGATCACCCCGCTACCGCCATCGACCACAAGATCCGCGATGCCGCCAATCTCGCTCAACGCAAGCGTCGGGTACTTTCGGCCGCTGATGTGCCCAAGCGGTCTTGCCTGATTGGTGGGTACGTCGACCGCGAACCCGACCTCCGCATCGCCACGGGCGACGTTACTCACGTCGAGTGCCGCGAGCTGCTCACGCAGGTCCTCGGGTGCAGCGGCTAGCGCTGCCTCGCGCGTGGTCGACTGCAGCGCCTCAAGGAACGTGTGGCCGTGCTGTCCGCGCAAAGCCGCTGGGCCTGATTCCTCCCACGTCGCAGGCAATGCGTACGCCGCTGGGCACGCGTGGGCGCGGCTAATGCCTGACGCGGTCGGTCTCGCGGCCTGGCCTGTTGGCTGATTGCTCACGCCGCGACCTGCTTCGCCGAACGCGCGCGGATCGCCTTGTCGAACATCCCCGACGCGTCGGCATCGTCGACGCCAAGGGCGCGCGTCCGATCAAGCGCGACGCCGCGGAACACGCTCTTCTTATTGTCGCGGCCGAAGCGGTGCTCGTGTGCGGCGTAGCTATTGGCCACGGCCTGCGCCGCGTCTTTCGTCGCGAGGTGCGCCCGCCAGGTCTCACGCGAGACCGTGCCTGCGTCCCATTGCTCCGCGAGCGTCGGGCCGCTTGCGACTGCGACCGCCTGTGTCGCTGCGTCCTCGCCCTCGTACGCGTCGCCGCGTGCCTCGGTCGCGACCACGACGTCTGGCTTCGGTGCACCGCCGCCGTTGGGCGGAGGCTCTCGGCCTTCGAGCACGCGCTTACGATCGGCGAACGCTTTGCGCAACGGCGGGTGCTTCGAGATCGCCTCGGGCTCCTTGCGCAGCTCGAGCCCGAGCGCCGAGAGATCCGCCACCGTCTCGCACTCAGCGAAGAGCTTTGTCCACTGCGCGATGTCGCCAGCGACGTCAACGACCGGCGCGGCCTGCGTGACCGTGGCGCGCACGGGCTCGCGTTGCGCTGGCTCATCGGCAAATGACTGCACTTCCTCGTCCGAGTGCAGGCCGCCGCAAAGATCTGGGTACACGTCGCGCGCGAGCATCGCGGCGCATCGCCGACGCAGCATCGTCTTCGGGTACTTGCGCCAGGTGTCGTTCTTGAGAAGCTCAGCGCGCGTCGCTTCCGCAATCGTGAACGAGAACCGAACAGGCTTTGGTGCGCCGCGTCGCTTGGTCTCGTAGACAGCCTCGCTGTCGGTGCTTTCGACGCACGTGAAGTACTCGCAGATCTCCTGCTTTCGCACGCACAGAGCAACGTGGCCGTCGGCCTTGAGCGCGGGCTTGCCCTTGATTACGTCGAACATTGAGAGCGACGTCGACGGGCCGAGACCCATCTCCATGCCGCGCATCATGACCATCAGCGCCTGGTCGGGGGTCATCCCGTAGAAGCCAGTCGACGCAGCCGACTTCGCGAGCGCCTGTACCTCTCCGAGGTGCGGTAGGAGACTTAGGTGTTCGTGAATCTGAATCCCGTTCGTCGCCATCACACACGTCCCATCTGCGCCCGTGGCGCTTTCCACTGCCGGTTGATCCGCACGCCCCACCGCGCCATCGGCGGCCCCAGGTCCAGCAGCTGCACGCCGTTGAGCCACCAGTCGTCCGCGTTGTCGTTCGCTGCGTCGCAGCGCGCACTTACGCCGCAACTATTCGGCCATTCCGAATAGTTCGATTCGCTCGCGCTCACGAGCGTGCCCTCAGCCCTTCAACCCACGGCGCACGCATCGGCTCCGTGCGCTCCAGCTTTCCCGAGAGGCACGCCTCAGCTTTCGCGAGCAACGCAGCCGCGTCCTCGAGCTGATGCGCGCGGTCTGTCTCGTCGAGGTCCAATGCCTCGTCGCACTGCACGACCAGGCTTCGGTGAAACTGCCGCGCGAGTTCGAGCGCGTCCATGTGCAGCGCGATCACAGCGCACCGTCCATCTCTCGCAGCGACTCCGCGCGGCACTCGCCGCCGTAGTCCGCGGCGTCCGCTTCCTCGCAATCCAGAGGCGACTCGTACGGGCACTCGTCGGTGCTCTGCCCGCAGTGCTCACAGCGGTCTTCGCACGAGTCGCACACGGCGTGCGCACTCGCGACGATCTCGGACTCGCACGCCGCGCACACGTGCTGCGTGATCACGAGCGGGCCGGTCACAGCGACACCTCGATGCCGAGTTTCGCGAAGGCTTTGACTGTGCTCGAGAGGTTCATGGCTGCTCCATCGCGGCGGCTGAGTGCCTGCTGCGGTGGAGCGAATGTACAGGCTTACCTGTTGACTGTCAAGGATCGCTGGGTCGTTTTATTTGGTTCACCTTTCCATATCGAATTCACGCAGCTTTCCGCATGCCCATGACCCCAATCAGCCATTCGGGCGCATGCCTGGCCTCTGGCCACCGCGCTCGCTCGCGCCACGGGAGCACGAGCTCGAGCGTCACTAGCCAGGCGTCGCTCTCGTTCGCCAGCGGCGCCCCGTAGCGGCGCAGGTGGTGGTGCGCGCGCTCGTGGGCGATCACGAGGCCGCGCTCGCGTGCGTCGCCGTCCCAGCGCACGACGACGCGCCCAGGCACGTGGATGCCGCAACCGGCCTTCGCGCCGCGCCACGAGACCCGCAGGCCCTCCGCCAGCGCCAGCTGCTCCGGATCCCCGAGCGGGTCGAGCCCATGCTCAGCGAGCGCGAGGTGCGCGATTCGGCGATACACGCTCGGGCCCGAGATCGGGTGCGGCAAGCGCGCGCCGACGTAGTGCATCGACCGCGGCCGGAAGCAGCGCGTCGCTGACTGCACGCTGCGTAAAATTCGCGTCAGCTACTTCCAAGATCCACGGCACCGCGCGAACGATTCGCATCAGTGCGAGCCCGGCCTTGGAATACTCGCCGGTCTTCCACCGCGCCACCGTTCGAGCAGGCAATCGCAACGCGCGTTCGATGTACGCCATAGAAAAACCGTCAGCTGCAAGCGAGCCTAGAATCGCATCAAGTGATTCTCGGTCTGCAATCTCAATCGCTGCTGCTGCAGCCTTACTTCCATTGCCGCGGAAGTCGCCGCGTTCGCCGCACGAACGACAGTGAGCGATCTCGATTGAGTAGGTGTGTGGCGTGCCGAACGGCGGAGCATACGTGCGAACTTCGTTCTGTTGGTCGACGTCAGGCGACCCGCAGATTGGGCATTGGATGTCAGGCGGCTGCTCAACGATGGTGCGCATCTAGGCGGCGGCGTTGATCTGCGCAGCGACCGTCTGACCGTATGCAACCTCGTCGTCAGTCAGCGGCTGCGGCTCCTTCGAAATCAGAGCCAAGTAGTACGGAATGCTCTCGCCGACATCTACAAGTTTCCACGCCGGCAGCTCGTGCGAAAGATCGCTGACTTCTTGAGCGGTCATCGAGCGCAGGTCATCGATGACGCGGTCTACGATCGCGATCTCTTCGCCGGAAAATAGAGAGAGGTTTGGATCGCGCGTCGCAACCAGCCGACGCTGAGAGCGCGTCAGCATCGCCCGCGAGACCTCGTGCGCAGCGCCGCTTGCAACAAGGGCATTCCGCGCAGCGATCAAATGACGGGGTGCTGGGCCGTGCTCGAGTTTCTGGTAGTCAGCGCCGGTGATCGGCACGCCACGTTCCATGTAAGAACTAAAGTCAGCGAAGAACAAAATCTTATTGAGCTTGGTCGCACCGAAGCGGCCATCTGCTTCGCACTTCTTCGCAATGTAGAGCATTAGCTCTTGGAATTTTGTCTCGTCGAAATGGATGGGCTGAGGCATGGCGCACTCTCCATATGTTCAGCATATGCTCGAAGTATCCTGGTGATCATAACATCAGCACCAAGCTCACGCAGAATCTTGCGCCGGCTGCGCCGCAGCGCAAGCGCGACCGCGCCGGCCAGTCCATGAGTTTTTGCGATTCGTGTACCTCGACACGTCGTTGGATGGCACCATGGAGGTGGGTACACGATGAGCGAGCCGAAATCGATTCCGTTCTCAAGCTCGAGTGGGATGCCGACTGTCGTTGAAGTTACGGCAGAGGACGGGCAGAAGTATCTTCTGCGACTTCAGATCGCGGTCGTCGATGTTGTCGAGACAGGGAAGCTAGGTCCCGACGGCAACGCAGGGTTTGAAGTACGCGCTGCCATTGCGATCGACACAGTGCCGACGCATCAAATTGCCATCGCCAGCTGAGGCTCGTCGGCGGCCCGAGCATCCGCGCCGTGCGGGGAGGCGGTCAGGCCGCGCGTTAGGCCATCGACACGAATGCCCATCTTTTCACGGATGACATCCGCGAGATCGAACAATACGCGATTCGCCACGGCGAGACGCATCGCGGTCGGCCACTGACGAACGTTGCCGTGCTTGCGTGCGCGTTCGAGCGCCTCCTGCTCGTGGTCGAGCAGCCACGCGAGCTGGTCTGCGTACTCGACGCGCAAGTCTCCGTCGATCTGGTCCCACTCTCGGAGCACGCTGGGAAGTTCCCTGACGCTCTCTTCGAGACTGCGGAGAAACTCTTCTGGAGTAATATTCATCAGATTGATCGCCTGGGTACCCACCGAGAAAGAGCGGACTCTGCCTTTTCATGGGACATCTGGTACGCGGTAACAACCCGGTACCGACCAGCATCGTACACGACGAACATACACCCGCCAGCTGACCGATCGATAGGTAAGCCTGTAGTTTCGGCTTGACGATCAAGTGGCAAATGCATACCTATTCGATCATGAAGTACGACACCGAGGGCCGTCGTCGGCTCAAGGCGTATCTGGAGCGAACAGGCCGAAGCCAGGCGTGGCTGGCTGGACAGCTCAAAATCTCGCAGCCATCCGTCAGCGAATGGCTCGTGGGCGAGAGCCGCCCAAAGCTGTTCTTGCGCGACGTCATCGCGACGCTTGCTCTGATCGCGCCAGACGAATGGCTCATCAGCGGCGAGCGAGAGGCTGTGGCGAATGCGCAGCGTGTTGCTGATGAAGACGCATCAACCGCGGCGAAGGCATGCGGCGAATGAGTGTCTACTTCGCGCAGGCGGCCGATGGCGCCGTCAAGATCGGACGCGCGCACCACGTGCACTCGCGGGTGGTCACGCTTGCGAGGCTGCGTGGCTGCGTTGTGAAGACCATCGCTGAGTGGCCCGGCGAAGAGTGGGTCGAGCGGATGTTCCACGACATGTTCGCGGCTGAACTCATCGGCCGCGAGTGGTTCGCCCCGTCGGAACGCGTGCTCAAGATGGCGGACGCGCTGCGCCTCGAGACCGTCGCGAGCTGCAACGCGCTGCCTGCGTCCATCCGCAGCATCGGCCGCGAGATCGTGCTCGGCGACGGTGGCCGCAGGCGTGTCGCATGGATCCCGGCTGGCCGCATGGTTCGCAGCGTTGCTGCCGAACGCCTGGCGCGGCTCGTCGAGTTCGGCGTGGCGGATCCGTGCATCCTCGCGAGGACGCCAGCGCCGGCCCGCGACTGCCTCATGGACAACGCGCCATCGGTGATCGACGCGCTCGCGGTCGAGCGGCTCTACGGAATCCCTGTTCGCGAATGGGGCGTGCTCGCCCAGAAGGCAGCCTAAATGCACCCCCGCTTCACGCAGCTTCCGCTGGCGTCGCGCTCGCATCACGCGCTCGCTTCGACGCAGTCGCACCATGGGCCGCGCATCGCACTTGGTGCAAGCGCGGCCATGCGCAATCTCACTGACGCGCCGCAGTGCCGTCGCTGCGGCGACGCGGGCTCGGCCGTGGTGCTCGGCGACGCGCGCGACGGGCGCGTGTGCGGGTGCGCGTCGTGATGCTCGCGTTCGCGGTGCTGGGCGCGTGCACGAGCGGGCTCGTGCACTGCACGGACGCGATCGCCGAACTCGCGCGGTCGCTCACGGACCACAAGCTCACGCTCAACGAGGTCCCGGGCGCACGCGCTGTGCTCACGCGACTGAGCGCGAAGATTCGCCAGCTCGAAGACCTGCTCGACGAGATCGAGATGAGCGCGATGCGGTCCGGGAACGGAGCGTCGGCGTGAGACCACAGCTCGCACCAGCGCCGCGTCCGAACAACGCGAACGCCGCAGTGCGCCACACGCGCGAGGCGATCCATCGCGCGAAGACCGACGGCCATAGCCGCTGGGACACGCCAGAGTTTAAGGCCGTCTACGACTGTTTGATCGACGTCCACGAACTCGAGGGCCTCACGCCCGGCATGCGTGCGATCGCCGAGCCCGGACGCGTCGCAGCTTTGCTGCTAGCTGTCGATGCGCTCGAAGCGGCGGTGCACTCGTGAGCGCGGAGCTGGAATGGGTTCCAGCCGAGGCGCTCACCTCGCGATCGGATCGCATTCGCTGCGTGCAGCTAAGGGTGATCTGCCGCGCCGGTGTGTGCGCTGATCGCCAGCGCGATAGCCGGGTACTCACCAACGGCGACGGCAAGAGCATCAGCAAGTCAGAGACGCTGGCGCTATGCCGCGATTGCTCGCAGGGGCACAGCGTACTCGAGCGCGTTGGTGCGTCGCCGCCGAGAAACACGAGCCTCGCAAACAATCCCGTTGCTTTGACGCGTCGGCCAGCCGCAGGCGCGGCAGCGGTCAGCGTGGGCAGCACGCTTGCGAGCAACAGCATCAGCACCGAGCGCCTCGAGGCCGCACGCGCTCGCGGTCTGGCGAGAACGCACTGCGCTCGAGGCCACGAGTACGGCGATTACGTCGCCTTCGGGCACTACGGCCAGCGCAAGTGCATCGCCTGCCGGCGCGAGGACACCGCGAAGCATAACGCGAAGCGTCAAGGACCGGAGGTGGAGAAGTGAGCGCAACAAAAAGCACGAGCTTCTGTCAACTCAACGCGGCACCACGAGACGCACGCGAACAGCACGAATCCTCGGCAAATTCGTCGTGTCGCAGCAGTGCGGCGGGTGTTCTGTCGACAATGACGCGAACACAAAATTTCAGCGCCTCCTGCCAAACCGAAATTGTTCAGGCATGGTGCCAATTGCGGGTCGCGCAATGAGCGCCCGCCAAGCGCTGCAAGCGCGGAGACGCGAGCGGCGACAGAGCCGCTCACTGGTGAAACACGAGCGCGCAGAGCAGCTCGCGGACGCGATCCGTGTGCCTGCGCAGCGTGCGCTCGTGATGGGCGGAGCTTTGGCGACGGCGGCCGATGTGCAGGCGGCGTGGGCCTCGGTGCGGGCAGCGAACGGGAGGCGAGCGAAGTGAGTGGAAGGGCTCTTACGTCAAAGCGATTACGCGCCGCGCTCTGGATCTCTGCACGCGGTCACTGCCAGCGCTGCGGCGTCGATCTGCAGGCCGGATGGCACGCAGATCACACGAAGCCGTGGACGGTTACGCGGCGCACGAATGTTCACGAAATGGCCGCGCTCTGCGGTCGATGCAACTTGAAGAAAGGGGCCACGATGCCGAGGGAGCTACGTCAGCATCAGCAGGATCTTCGCGAGCGCGCTGCCGATATCGCGAGCGGTCGGACGAAGGATCGAGTCACGGTCGCCGAAGTGACGCCCGGCGGCGGCAAGTCATTGGCTGCGGCGGTATTCGCTCGCGTTCTGATTGAACAGGGTATTGCCGATCGGGTGTGCTGGGTCACGCCCCGCACCTCACTCGCGGCGCAGGCAGCCGAGGGTTTTTGGGATGCGGAGCACAATCCAGCATTCCGCGCTCGTCGTGCGGACAACACGCCGCCGCTCATTCGAGACGAGGCGCTTGGCTGCATCGCGTACACAACCACGTATCAAGGCGTTTCTGCATGCCCTGAGCTGCATCGGGACGAACTTGATCGCGGCAAGTATCTTCTGGTGCTCGACGAGCCGCACCATATGGCAGACGCAGATGGCCGCGCTTGGGTACGCGCGATCCGTCCGCTGTTCGACCGGGCTGCTCACGTTCTGCTGATGACCGGCACAATCGAGCGCCACGATGGCGAACCAATTCCTTTCATTGACTACACCGAACGCGACGGACGCCGGTTTCCGGCTGTTCATGTCGAGTACAAACGACGTGATGCTCTCAAGGAGCGGTCCGTCCTGCCGATCCACTTCACCTATGTAGATGGATGGGCGCACTTCTGCGACGGTGGTGAGGAGCGCCGCGTCGAGATCTCGAAAGCCCTAGACGAAGACGTTAGCAAAGTCATCGCGACGTTTCTCGGGCGGACTGAGTACCGCGAAGCGTTCCTGCGACGCGGTCTCGATCACTGGATGGCGCACTCGGCCAACGTCTACCCGTCACGAGCGATCGTTATCTGCGCGAACCAGACACACGCGAAGGAAGTGCGGGAGTTCATCGCTTCGGTCTATCGCGTTCAGGTCGCACTCGCGATCTCCGAGGATGCTGACTCGCAGCGAACGTTGAAGCAGTTCCGACAGGGCAAGCGCGGCAAGGTGCTTGTTACCGTCGGCATGGCATACGAGGGGCTCGACGTTCCGGACTGTTCGCACCTTCTCTGTCTGACCAACACTCGATCAGTGCCGTGGTTGGAACAAGCGTTCGCTCGTGTGACGCGAGTTGACTACAAAGCAACGGCGGCCGGGATCGAGTACGCACGCCAGTTCGCCTTCGTGTTTGTGCCTGACGACATTCGCATGCGCGAGGTCGTTGATCGGATGAAGGCGGAACAAGCCGACGGTATTCGCGAGCGCGACGAACGCGATCCGCCAGCGTCAGCCGCTGCGCCGCGGCAGGAATCGATCTTCGCAGCTCTGGGGGCTGACGAGGGGTCAATCTCACACGGCACCTTTGATGGCCGTATGAGTTCCGATGATTCGCGCCGCGTTGAGGAAGTCCGTAAGTCGATGCCGTCGCTCGCACACGCTCCAGCCGAAGACATCATGCGTGCGGTCCGAACGTGGTTCTCCCTCGCTCCATCAAACACGGCACCGCCAGTGGCGCCGCCGGTCGACGACGAAGCGAGCCTGCGAAAGAAGATTCAGGGCGTATGCACTGCACGCGATAGGCAGCGGGCTTTCCAATTCGGCACGACAAACAAGATGCTGCTTCGGCACTTCGGGAAGTCACGCGAGGAGATGGGAGTTTCAGAGCTTCAGCGCGTGCTGAACTTCCTCGTCTCCGAAGTCGAAGAAGGCACCGGCACATGAACGCCAGGGCATTCTCGGATCCAGGCGGCGAAGTCGTCAACGCACCAATTGGTACGGAGGTGTGGGCACAGCGGGTGCGCCTCGAGATGCAGTCGATTGTGAAAAATCTCCCAAAGGCGCCAGAGCGCTTCGAGGGTTACGTCCGCCTTTGCCAGGAGCACCGCGCGTGGACGCTAATGAACCGCCAGGACGGCGGACGGTTCAAGACCTTCGAGGAATTCTGCGAGGCCGCAGAGCCGTGGGGCCTTGGCCGCCCATACACCGAGATTGTCCCGTACCTCGAAGCCCTTCACGGCAAACGCGCGGTGCAGCTGGAGACGGTGAGGCCAGCGCAGGAACCAAAGGCGGGGCCAGGCAGAGGGAACAAAACAACGTCTACCGAGTCGACGGAGTTTACACGTGATCACACCGCTCCTTTGCTCCGCGCAATCCTCCGCGCACCACAGCCGATTCAGCAGCTGTATCGCGACGGGCTCATTGGGCAGAAGGTCGCGGCGAAGCTGGGCCCTGACCGTCCATCGCCCGAGCAGGCGGCGCGGATCGCAGAAGTGACCGAGGCGGTGCGTTCCACGACGCGGCCAGCAATGGAGCTTGAGAAGCCGCGAGTGCAGCGCGAGGTGAACGAACGTGTGCGCGAGATGCTTGATCAGAAATCTGATCCCGTCGCGCAGATCGTGCGGCTAGCTTCGAAACTTAATCGGCAACAGGTCGAGCGCTTGCGCATTGCCCTGCGGTCCATCGTTGGAGGTGCTTTGTGAGCGGCCGCATTCGATCGATCAAGCCAGAGATGCTCGAGGATGCCCGCATTGCCGAATTGTCCGACGGGGCGTTCAGGCTGTTTACTGGAATGATCCTCCTCGCGGACGACTCAGGACGGCTCCGCGCTGACACTCGGTACCTCATGGGCCAGGTATTCTGGGGCGCCCCAGACGGGTCAACAAACACCCGGGACCGAGTCGCGATGGCGCTGCGCGAACTCATCGAAGCCAACGTCGTCCAGTTTTACACGGTTCGCGGTCAGGATTACTGCCTGCTGCGTAACTTCAACAAACACCAGCGCATAGACAAGCCTTCAAAGCCGAAGTGCCCCGGGCCGGACGAGTCAAGTAGCGCGACCCTCGACGAGCCCTCGACGAGCCCTCGACGAGCCCTCGCCGAGCCCTCGACGAGCCCTCGACGAGCCCTCGACGAGCCCTCGCCGAGCCCTCGACGAGCCCTCGAGGAGCCCTCGTCGAGGGCTCCTGGTGGGATAGGATCCGAAGGGATCGGAGAGGATCGGAGTGGATCCGACGCGCGCGACGACGAGAGCGAGGCCGACGACTGCCTGCTGCGTAACTTCAACAAACACCAGCGCATAGACAAGCCTTCAAAGCCGAAGTGCCCCGGGCCGGACGAGTCAAGTAGCGCGACCCCCGCGAGCCCTCGACGAGCCCTCGACGAGCCCTCGCCGAGCCCTCGACGAGCCCTCGACGAGCCCTCGACGAGGGCTCCTGGTGGGATAGGATCCGAAGGGATCGGAGAGGATCGGAGTGGATCCGACGCGCGCGACGACGAGAGCAAGGCCGACGACAGCGACGCCGGGGAGATCACCGTCGAGCGCCCGATCGTTCGCGGACCCATCGACGACTGGGCGGCCCGCGACGCGCTAGCAGCCGGCGGAATCTCGGTTGCCATGGGCGGCACGGACGAACGCGAGTGGGCAGCAGTGCTTCGCTCGCTTGCCGGACAGGGCTTTGCACTCGCCGACTTCGTTGCCCTTGGCGAATGCGTCAAGGCCGGCGCAGCGACCTGGTGGGACGGCGACTGGAACATGCGCACGCTGCTGGGCAAGCACGATGGCGGCGGAGGCATCGCAGCCCGCGGACTGATCCGATCGCTCGAAGCTGCGCGAGGGTGGAAGGCAAAGGCTCGACCAAAGATCGCCGCGGTGCACACGAACACATCGGCGATGCCATCGGCGCAGGACCGGTCCGCCATCGCTGACAAGGCCCGCAGGGCCCGCGAAGCCATGAGGGCAGCCAATGGCTAGTCCGCTTCCGCACGACGCCCCTGCGGAGCGCTCAGTGCTCGCCGCGGTGCTGCTCGAGAACTCCGCCTGGGTCGAGATCGAAGGCGTAGTCACCGCCGCGGACTTCCACGACGCGGCGCACTCGCACATGTTCGCCGCGATGGCCGCGCTCTTCGCTCGCAGCGAGCCCGTCGACCCGGTGACCCTCGGCGCAGAACTGCGCTCACGCGGCAGGCTTGAGGGCGTCGGCGGACAAGGCGCGATCAGCGACCTGACCGACGAGATCCCGACGACGGCGCACGTCGCACGGCACGCGGCGCTAATCGCAGAGCTTGCGATCGCACGTCGCGTGATCCTCGATGCGCATCGGCTCATCGCCGAAGCGCAAAGCGGCGCTCGTGGCGAGAAGCTCGCGGACTCCGCGGCGAAGCTCGCGATGGTCGCGTCGTCGCGCTCGAGCGAGAAGGGCCCGACGCACGTGAGCGCGATGGTCGAAGGCGCGTTCGCACGCATCGAGGCACGCATGGACGGCGCATCGATGCCGGGCGTTGTCACCGGATTCGAAGCGATCGACGCCGTGCTGAACCCGATGCGAGCAGGGCAACTCATCGTCGTCGGCGGTCGCCCATCGAGCGGCAAGACGTCGATGGTCACGCGGTGGTGCGTGAACGCCGCGCTCGCGAACAAGAGCGTGCTGTTCTTCTCGCTCGAGACGAAAGAGGAAGACCTTGGCGATCGGCTGCTGTGCATGAACGCAAGCGTCAACGTTGCCAAGATGCAAAAGGGCACCGTCGACCAGCGCGAGTTCGATCGGCTGACGCGCGCAGGTGCATCGCTGTTCCGGCTGCCGCTGCACTTCGACGATGGCTACGAACTATCGGGCGCGACGCTGCGACGCAAGGCACGCGCACACAAGCTCAAGCACGGGCTTGATCTCATCGTGATCGACTTCTTGCAGCTCATGCTCTCGGACCGCGACGACAGCGCCTCGCGTGAGCGAGAGGTCGCACGCATCTCGCGCGGTCTCAAAGCGCTCGCGAAGGAACTCGGTGTGCCAATCGTCGCACTCGCGCAGCTCAATCGCGGACCGGAAGGACGCACCGTGAAGGATCACCGACCGAAGATCTCAGACCTGCGCGACAGCGGAAGCATCGAGCAGGACGCCGACGTGGTCGCGTTCATGTACCGCGACGCGATGTACGACCCACACGCCGACCAGCTGAGCGCGGAGTTCATCATCGCGAAGCAGAAGAACGGGCCGACCGACACCGCGCTCGTGCGCTTCGTGCGCGAGTCGACGCGCTTCGAGGACATTGGAGAGCAACGCAGTGAAACGCCGTACGACCACAACTGGAGCGAGGCCGACCGTGACGCAGCAGAGTAAGCCAGCGGAGAAGAGTGAACGCTGCCCAGAGACAGACCCGTCGCTGCATCCGACCACGCAAGAACGCCGCTGTGAGCTGGCTCCTGGACACGACGGCACGCATCGTCGATCCGCGCCAGGAAACCACGGCGCGATGCGCTGGAGCGGGGTGAGCACGTGAGCGCGGCACGCAAGCTCGCGCCGTCGATGAAGCGCGCACGCAAGCCGCGAAAGCAGACGCCGCTGCTACCGCAGGCTGCGCGCATCACGCCGGTGTTTGCCGAGGGCGACGCGTTCCTCGGGCTCATGCGCGGCGTCGTCGGCTACGTGCTCGAGATTGATCTACCGGTGCGCACGTACAGCGAGATGAACGTACGCGGCAATCGCTGGAAGCTGACCGATCGCAAGCAAGAGCAGAAGTCGACGACATCGAGCGTGCTCGCGGCGATGGTGCCGCGCGAAGTGCGTGATGCGCTGCGACCGACGTACGTGATCACGATGACGCGACTGGGACCGAAGCGCATGGACAGCGATGCGGCGTGCATATCGATGAAGTTCTGCCGCGACACGATCGCGAAGTGGCTGCCCAACGCGCGAGGCGCCGCGGGCATCGACGACGGCGACGACGACGAAGCGGAGTGGAAGTACGCACGAGAGCTAGCGCCGATGTTCGGCGTGCGCGTGCGCATCGAGCGAAAGGCGGAAGCGTGATGGCCGGCATAGCCGCGCCGCCACGGGACGGCACCAAGCAGGCGCGCTCGCAGGCGTGGCGCTATATCGACACGCTCGGCCCGACGCGGCCACGGACAGGCCATCTTGGCGCGAATGCGAGCGTGCAGAATTTGCACATTAGCACTCAGGCTTCCAACAGGACACGCTTCCCGTTCATCACGGCCGTGATCTCGAGCCGGCCGCCGAGGGCCTCAACGAAGCGTCGAAGCGTCGAGATCTTTCGATCGTCGCGCGCCTCGAAGCGCGACAGCTCCGCTTGCGTGATCTCGGCAATCTTCGCCGTCTCAACCTGCGTCTTGCCTGCGGCCTCACGCAGCTCGCGCAACGTGATCGAAACGGACTCGCGGCGTACGGCCTCGTCGACCTCGCGTTCCTGCTCTGGCGAGAGCTTGCCCTTCTTAATGTCCGCCCAGCGCTTGTGTCCCATGGCTCCCTCAATGCTCCGTTTCGCGGAGGTACTCCGCCCAGATCTTTTCGGATGTGGCGATCATGCGGCAATGAGCGGCAACCCCGACTGACGAAGCGGAGTGGCGATACGCGAGAGAGATCGCGCCGGTGTTCGGCGTGCGTGTGCGGATTGAACGGAAGGCAGGAGCGTGATGGAAGACTTTTCGTTAGGCAGGGAAGTGCTGGAGTGGACGGTGGTGTTCTGCTCGGTGGCTGCTGTTTTGGCCGTCGTCGCTGCGCTCGTGTGTTGTGTGTGGAACACAATGGCGCAGGCGCTGCACATGGAAGCGATGACGTACCAGCAGACGTGCGCCGCCATTGCGATCGGCTTGACTACCAGAGCCGTGCTCTCGGCGATGTTTGCGCTGGCGAGGAAGTGGTGATGATCGATCTTCAACAGCGGCGAGTGGACCCAGCCGAGTACATCGCCGGCGAGATCCGCCGCGTGGTCGCCGAGCGCGACGCCGCACTCGCCCGAGTCCGCGAGCTGGAGGCACGCAGCGCCGCGATAGCCACGCAGTCGCGCCAGGAGGCCGCGCCCGTGCCAGCGGAGCCAGCGCCCGCTATCGCTGCGAGCGCGCCGCGGGAGGCCGCTGGCGAGGCGGATAGCGCCAGCGAGAGCGTGCAGAAATTGCGCACATGCGTCGGCTCGAGCTTCGACTCGTTCCTCGAGGAGCGCGGCATTCGCGAGAGCGTCGACGCTGCGACTGCGCGCGGCCTGGCGGACGAAGCGCGCGACGCGCGAGTCACCGATCGAGACCGACTGCACGAAGCGCTCGTGCTTGTTCGCGACTGGCTCGTCGAGCACGCGACGATGCTTGAGTTCCGCGTGCCTGGCGAGGTGCGCTTTGTGCTCGCAGAGATTGCCGCGATCGACGTCGTGCTTATGCGCGCGGAGGAGCGTGTGTCGTGACCGCGCCCGACTGCCCCGGCTGCCTCGCTGCCATTCGCGTCGCGCGGCGCCACCGGATCTCGCAGTGTGCACTGTGCGGCGTTGACTACGTCGCCGACGAGCACAAGACGCTGCCTGTTCCGCAACGCACCGCCAGCGTGACGAAGCGCCTGGACCCGCAGCCGGAGCGCAACAGGCGGGAAGTGCCGAAGGAGTGGAGCGTCGAGATAGACATGCCACTGCTCGCGCGGTTCCTGCCGGCGATCGAGGGACACGCCGCGTCCACAGAGCCCACGGTCCGTAGTGGATCCGCGCGAAACGGGCGCAGTGATTCGGTCGACAACCACGCACGGGAGCATGCGTTGGCCGTCGAGATTCACAAGCGAGTCGACGGGCTTCGTGCGACGGAGGCGGGTCGGATGCACTGTGCTGTCTTGCGGTTCGCGTTTCTCGATCGTGGCGTGGAGCGCGGCGCAAAGTACGCCGAACGGACAAAGCGTGAAGCGCGCGCGGAGGAGGTCGGCATGGCTTTCGCGACACCTGCGATTCGACAGAAGTGGCGAGAGGACCCGTCGAGAATTCTCAAGGGCGGTGCACCTGGACGACTAGGTAGACGATTGCTCGATGAGGCGACGCGGGCGTATGAGAATGGCAAGTGAACGGTCGCTTTGCAGCCATGCTCGCCAAACGCGCCAATGTTCCCCCTTGCCGCCAAACGCGCCATCAGGATACTTTAAATTACCAGACTCGGAGAGGTACACGCGTGAGCCTAACGAGCGATCCGTCGATGTCCACGAGTGCCGCTGCAAGGTGGCTTGCCGACCACGGAATCGCGGTCGCCGCGAACACTGTGCGGCTCTGGTGCAGCCTCAAGCGGCTCGCTTCGGCGCGAACACCAGGCGGTCAGTACCGCGTCCGAGTGTCCGCACTGCGCGCACTCGTCGACGACTCGATTGCTGCCTAACTATTGGCGTGTCGCGGTCGCAAGCTGCGCGAGACTGCGGATCAGTTTGTCCCATCGCCGATACGACCGACCCGACTTCCCAGCCTGCCCACGAAGACCGAACGCCCCACTCCTCGACAGCGTTGCGGCATCGCGAGCAGACTCGGGCGTCGGTGCACAGCGTCACACGCCAGCACAATGCAAACTGCGGCGAGATGCCGCCTCGCGCCCGACTACTCACGCCTCCTAGCCCGCAGCGCGTCGCTCGCCCGAGCGAAGGGCGTCCGCACCCGCGGATACGTCGCCTGTCCTCTCACCGCGCTCGCTTCGCCGCACGGCGCTGGGCAGCGCTAACGAGTCCGAATGGCACGAGGAGTCCCGCTCACTCCAGAGCAGCTGGAGGAAGCCACGACGGTCTACGCACGCACGGGCAACTACAGCGCTGCAGCCGAGGCGATTGGCGCGACGATCTCGGGGACGAGACGCGCACTGATTCGCAGAGGCCAGTCAACGCGAGTCCAGCTACACACGCTCGCATGCGCGCGAGGGCTGCGCGAGGCACGCAAGCAGGTGCAGCGCGTCGCTGCCTTCATCGAGCGCGTGCTCACGACCGAGACGAACGCCGGTGTGTCGCTTGAGCCGAAGGACATCGCGGCGCTTGCGAACGCGCTCTCGAAGATGACGGACACACGCATCAACCTCGCGGATCGCGAGGACAGACGCAAGTCGCAGCAGGCGACTCGCGCCAAGACGAAGGCTGAGACCGCTGCAATCCGAACCAATGCACCAACCGGCGACATCAGCCTCATCATCGCCGTCGAGGGCGATCCGTTGGAAGTACAAGCTGACGCGCCGCCAGGGCGAGATCCTTCGCTGCCCGAGTAGGTACTGCGTGCTCGTCGCAGGTCGGCGCTTCGGCAAGACAGTGCTCGCGATCACCTGGCTCTTGAGCGAGGTGATCAACGCGAAGCCGGGGGCACTCGGGTACTACGTCGCTCCGTACAGAGCGATGGCAAAGGCGATCGCATGGGAGCTTCTGCTCGATGCAACCCGCGGCATTCGCACTGGCTTTAATATCTCAGAGCTAACGGTCACGCTCCCCGGAGCGCGACGCATCGTGCTCAAGGGCGCAGACGATCCCGAAACGCTCGAGGGCGTTGGCCTCGTAGCCTGCGTGTGCGACGAGTTCGGCCGCATGAAGCTCGCAGCGTGGGAGAAGTCGCTGCGTCCTGCGCTCTCCGACAATCGCGGCCGAGTGCTCTTCTGCGGAAAGCCGCGTGGGCACAACCACCTCAAAGACTTCTACGACCGCGGCACCGGCGCGACCAAGCAAGAGGGCTGGTCTTCGTGGCTGTATACGACCGCAGAGGGCGGCTTCGTCGCAGCGACCGACATAGCCGAGGCCAAGCGCGATCTGCCTGCGCGTGTGTACCGGCAGGAGTACGAGAGCACGTTCGAGAGCCTCGCGGGCCGCGTCTACGACGGCTTCACGCGACGCGAGCACGTCGTCGCGCACGCGGAGATCGTGCGGCGGCACTGCCCCACAGGTCGCTGGAACTTTCGCCGCGTGATCATTGGCGTGGACTGGGGACTTACGAACCCAGGCGTCATGCTCGTGGTTGGCGAGACAGGCACAGGGCAGATCGTCGTAGTGCACGAAGAAGTGCACACCGAGACGCTCGTGGCGGACCTCGGGTGGCTGAGGATCGCGCGTGAGCTGCGGTCGAAGTTCGGGCCCATCGAGCGCTTCACCGCAGACCCAAGCGAGCCTGGAAATATTAAGGCACTGCGCATCGCGATATCACCGACCGTCGTCGAGAACGCGCACAACGAAGTCGCCGAGGGCATACGCCGTGTGTCGATCGCGCTGTTGCCACGGCAAGACAAGTCACCGGGCCTGATCGTCAGTGACGCGTGCCAGGTGTTCATCCGCGAGATCGAAGGCTACGTGTGGCGTGAGGTCAGCGGCGTCACGGTCGAAGAGCCGACGAAGCAGAATGACCATTGCGTCGACGCGGCACGGTACGCAATCGCAGCGCTGAGGAAGTACTAATTGCAATCCACTGGAGCCAACTACGATTCACGCCGCGCCCGTTGGACTCTTGTCCACGACGCGTACCGCGGCGGATTCGCGTGGGCGAACCCGAGCGCCACCGTGCTCTCGAACGCGTCGCTCTTGTGGCGACAGGCGATCACCGAGAGCGGGCAGCAGGTCTCTGGCATGTTCCGCGATGCGACCGCGTCGCGCGTCAGCTACCTCGTGCCGTTCCCGGCCGAGGATGACCGCTCGTTCGACCTGCGTTGCCAGCTCGCGACGTATGTGAATCCTGTACAGCTGATCGTCGACGCGTACGCACAGGGCTGTACGGGCGAAGTGCAGCGCAACTTTGGCAGCGACGGACTCGCGGCGCAGATGGACGACGTCGACCTGCGAGGCAATTCCTGGGGCGAGCTGACCGAGGACAAGGCCCGATGGGCCAGCGTCTACGGGATCCTCGCGACGATCATCGACGCACCGAAGGTCAACACCGCGAAGAACCGCGCGGAGGAACTCGCCGCGAAGATCAGGCCGTATTGCATCGTGGTCCACCCGACCGCGTGGGCATGGGTCGACGTCGACGCAATCGGGCACGTGACTGAGTTCGCATACGTGGACGAGCCGTACGTTGAGAGCGTCTCTGCGAATAGCATGAGCCGCGACCGCGATGTCACCGTGCGCGTCTATCTCGGCGCGTGCGAGCAGCATCCACGCGGCGCGTGGCAGGTCCGCAAGGGCACGATCACCACGACCGGAGGCCTCGAGAAGCAGCGTGGCTCGTTCAGCACAATCGTCGAAGAGGGCGAGCTGCCCGCGGTACTCGAAGGCGAGATCCCGGTGCGCTTCCTCGCGTATCAGCGTGACACGACATCACGCTACCCGTTGGGCGATTCGCTCGTCGAAGACGCGGCGATGCTCGCACGGTGCATCTATAACAAGCGCAGCTGGGAACAGCAGATCGCACGCGAGGCAGGCTTCCCGACGCTCGCGATCCCGATGAAGGCGACGGGCGGCATGCTCGATGCGAACACCACTGCGGCGATCGGACCGAGCAAGGGCATCGGCTACGACTCATCGACTGGCGCACCGAGCTGGATCCAGCCGTCGAGCGAGTGGGCGAAGGACTTGCGCGAGTCGTCGATGGCAGACTTCCAGTTCGCAATGCGCAGCGCGGGCCTCGAGCTGGCGGCCGACGCGAGTGCGCAGGCCCAGAGCGGTGAAGCGCTGCGGATCAAGAGCCGCGACTACGATAAGCGCGCGGCTCGGTTCGCGCGCAACCTGGCCCGCGACGAACTCGCGTGCCTCAGGCTCTACGCACTGCTCGCAGGCGAGCCCATCGACGCGATCACCGTCACGTACCCGAAGCGCTTCACGCTGCCTGACCTGACCGCGGATCTCGATCGCGCGTTGAAGATCCTTGCTGCACCGTTCGAGATCGGCAAGACAGCTCGCATCGCGGCGCAGATGCAGGCGATCAACGCGAGCATCGTGTTGAGCGACGAACAGCAGACTGCAGTGCGCGAAGAGATCGAAGCGATGCTCGTGGCCGACGCGGAGGACTTCGCAGGTCAGCGCGAGGCGAACGCAGCGACGATCGCGGCTAGGATTGCAGCCACTAAGGCACAAGTGAGTGCAAATGCCTCCATCGATCCTCGCGACGCCGAGACTCGGCCAATCCCGTAGCTGGTGGGCGCGGCTCTTTGGCGCATCGTCCGCGTCGGGCGGCAGCGCCGTCGGCAGCATCCGCGTCAACGCAGACGACCGCTCGATCACGCAGCGCTACACGGGCGGTCTCCTAGCACGCGCACCGCTGCGCGAGGTCTCTGGCGACGAAGGTCTGCAAGGGCTTACGGTCAGCGAGCTTCGCGGCGACGCGAGTGTCGCAGAGACGCGATTCGGTCTCGGCGTCGCGCGCAGCAACCGCCGCGCGGACGCACTCCAGGCGCTGCTTGACGAGGCTCGTGGGCAGGCTCCACGCCGCGGCCGCGAAGACACAGCGCGACTCGCAGCGGACTTCGCACAGAGCTTTCACTGGTCACTCGCGATACCAGGCACGCACTACAGCGGGCTGAGCAACCAACACCTTCTCGAGGTCCTCGAAGCGCAGGGCAGGCCCTTCGCCCAGGACACACCGCAGCTACGAGACCACGTCCGCGAGCGACTGACCGCAGCCTTCGCATCGTCGGCGTGGGACCACGAGCGGGCCGTCGTAGTGACCGCCAGAGCGGTGCGCGAGTGGATCGTGCGGCGCATCGACGAGCAGGGACTCGACGTCGACCTCACACCGCTCGACCCGGACTATCGCAGCTGGAAGTCAGCGCACGGATACAGCTCGCACATCGGCCGCAAGACGGGCGCGTGGCGCGGAAGCGTCGCGAACGCCACCGTTGAAGTTGCCGCGTAGCACCATCGAAACCGCGGACACGCGGGCTGCCACGAACAAGACAACGTGAGCAGCGGAGGTACCCATGTCCCCGCCTCCCCCCGCAGCTGATGGCAGCGGCGGACACGACACGATCTCACCGATGCTCGATGAGATCACAAAACTCTTCGCTGGCTCCTTCGGGATCACGATCACGCCCGCTGGCAACACCGGGCCGAAAGAGATCTCGAACGCGCGGAAGCTCGGGTATCTCGCAGCGCGAGACCGCGACTTCCTCGCGATCACACCGCAGCTCGAATCGGCTGCAGCGCGCGCGATGACCGAGGCGCTCGATGCGTTGATTGAGAACGCGCTGCCCATCGCAGGCGCAATCAAGATGGTTGGTGAGGGCGTGCTCGATCACATCGTCGAGCGCTTCCAGAAGACCACGGATCACGGGCCGCCCGACGTCTCGATGAACCCGCTGCGGCCTTCGACGATTGAGCGCAAGGGCCACGCACAGGTTGGCATCGACACGGGGCATCTGTCGCACTCGATGGCAGACGCACGCGTCGTGACACGAAAGGTCGGTTGAAGTGGAACTCGTTATCCGTTTCGTAAACGCACCTGGCGCCGCGGAATGCGCGCTCGGCTGCGCACGCGCATGGGCGCGAGAGCTGACTCACGCGCCGGTGAAGGGCACGCAAGTGCGTGGCCTGGAGAACGGCGAGCACGAAGCAATCGTCTTCGTCGACGACGAGAGCCTTGCCGAGCGTATCGACATCGACAAGCACTGTCGTGCCATGCGGCTTGTGCGCCGCGAACAGCCTCCTGTCGCAGAGACCGAGCCTGCCCCGGTGCTCGCCGAGACGCTGCCACCCGCACCGCTCGAGGAAGTGCCAGAGCCCACAGCGCTCGCGGACATGGTCGCTGCGCTGCCGAGCTACTCGCGCAGGAGCCGCCGGTGAAGGTCACGCAGGTCGAGAGCACAATCCTTCGCTCGCACGAAGAGGTCGCGCAGGTCCTGCGGTACGCAGTGCCTGGTGCCCGCGTCGACATCCGCCGCCCACAGCTTCGGCACTGGGCGCAGAAGAACACCGAGCGCAGTCGCTGCTACTTCGTGAGCGTGCGCCCGCACGGCCGCGCAGAGGCATGCGTCGATGGCGCTTACTCACTCGGCACGATGACCGCCGAGTCGCTCGCGAAGATGGTCCGTAACCAAGTCGAAGAGAAGCTCCGCGAACAGCGGTAGAGGACACCCGATGGCTGACGAAGCACCCGTAACAGAAGAGAAAGTCCCGCCGAAGAAGAAGGCGCCCGCGGCCGAGCCGGCGAGCAGCGAGGAAAAGGAAGCGTTCGTTGCGATCATCTCAAGCGCGCTCGCGATCGCGCTGGACGAAGGCATGGAGCCGGGCGACGCGATCTCGTTCGCTGGGCTCGATGGCGACGCAGTCACGGTCAAGTGTGGCGATTCCGAACACGTGATCGCAGCGGATGACGTCGAGAGCAATATCGAGTCCGACGACGAAGAGTACGTCGAGGAAGAAGCTGCTGAGTGATGGGCTACAAGGACCTTGGGAAGAAGCGCATGCCGCCGACCGTTGCGCAGCCATCGCGCGTGGCGAGCACCAATGCTGCGGTCAACGAACTCGTGCAAGAGCGCGAGCGCGCGCGTGCGTTTGAAGCCGAACTCAAGGCGCGTGACAAGTCACTCGAGGAGATGAAGGTCTCGATCGCCAAGCTTACCGAGCAGGTACAGCTGACCGACGGCGAGAAGAAAAGCCTCGCCGCAGAACGCGCACGCGATCGCGTGAAGTACGAGCTGCGCGCGTCCGCGGTGAAGCACGGCGCGCACAACGAAGACCAGGTCTACAAGCTACTGCACGACGAACTATCGATTGCCGAAGACGGCCGCATCGTCTCGTCGGCCGATCCGAAGATCGATATCGACGCGCACGTGAAGAGCTTCCTCGACACGAACGTTCATCTGCAGAAGCCGCGCACAGCATCAGGTAGCGGCGCATCGCCGACGCCTGGCTCTGCACCGCAGGCCCACAGGGCGCCTAGCAATCACGACATGACCACGCGCGAAGGCGCGACCGCTGCGTTCCACGAGCGTGCGCGCGAATGGTTCGCCGCGAACACGACCACGAAGCAGTAGCGCGAGAGCGCTGACAACTCGATCGGACGCGTAACAGCGCACTCACTGCGCGTGTCCTCGCGATCCACCACCGGCGCTGCCTTAGGCGCGTCCGGAGTAAACCGCCATGGCCGGAATCACTGAGTCTCTCGTTTCTAACTTTCTCCGCCCGAACGTCCAGGGTCCTGCAACCGACCTTATGTTCCGCAAGGCGGACTTCCTCAACCTGCTTCGTGCACGCGGATGCGTTCGCGACGGCGTTGGAGGCAGTCCGTACAAGTGGAACGTCCTGACCGCCGCGAACTCGAGCACCGAGGTATTTGCCGAGGGTCAGGCGCCGCCTGTCGCAGGACGCCAGACCAACTCGCAGGCAAGCGTTTCCGCGTTCTATGTGCGCGGCACGTGCGGCATCAGCGGGCACGTTCGCGACAACATTAGGAAGGGCGGGTTCTACCCGGGCAACGATCCCCTCGACATCGAGCGGATGCTGCTCGAGGCAGACGTGCTCAAGAAGGTCGATGACGAACTGTGTGGTTCGACCGCCGACCGCGGGATCGCGTCGTGTATCGACTCGACGGGTACCTACGCCGGGCTCGCGCAATCGAGCGTTGCGGTGTGGGCCTCGGAGGAGAACGGCAGCATCGGCATCCTCGGCCTCGACGACATGCAGGACCTTTACGAGGAGATGACCTCGGCGACGGTGTCCAGCGTGCCTCGCGACGCATCACCCACCGACTGGGTCATGCCCGTCAACCAGATCACCAATTACGTGAACACCATCGGCGCCGCGGCATCGAGCGGCTCGACGTTCACGCACGGTCCCGGCCAGAACGTGGACTTCGGTCAGACGGGCGCGATTGGGAAGTTCTTCAACCAGATCCCGATTCAGCGCGTGCGCGGAATCACGTCCACCGAGATCTATCTCCTGGACCTCACCGGATGGGAGCTTCTGATCCATCGCGATCTCGAACTCGCGCCGATCGTAGGCAACGTCGAGATGGACCAGCTGCAGCTGTCCGTTGCGTTCGCGCTCAAGATCCGTGAGCGCAACAAGCACGGCAAAATGACGGGCGTAACGGCCTAGTCACAGCCGCGGCGCTGTCGATCGCCGCACCTCACGTTTCGCATTCTCAACGGGCGCGCATCGCTTCGGCGGCCGTCGCGCCCTTGTTTCTCCCGAGGGTATTTCAATGGGTACATTTGCAGAAGCAACGGTCCTCAGCGTCGGCGTCAGCGGCGGACAAAAGAAGGCCATCATCTCGTGCGTCGGATCGGCATCGTATGCCACCGGCGGCGACATCCTGGACCTCGACGTCGGCACCACGGCAGCCACGTCTGCGATGGGGGGG